ACTCCTTCTACAAATTCAAGGTACTTTTCGGTATCAACTTTAGTCATGAAAATCAGGGATAAATGGTTCTTGGCAATCTTCGGGGAGTTGTTTGGTTTGTTTTTTCTTATTATTGAATTCGACGAATATCTCATCAAATTCTTCATCAGAAACTTCTTTCCAACTACCACCAACACCACCGTCCATATTGACGACGATATCTTTTGTAGGTAATTGCTTAGCAGAGGTAACATTAACAATGTCACCAGGCAGAGGAATGAAAGTAAAATAGTGTCCGTCCCAACGACGGTTTCTCATACTCATGAGATTGACTGCATCTCTTTCGATGCCACAGTCAGCAATCTTTTCACCTCTGGGATTGAATACAGAATAGTAACCTCTCATGAGAACTTAAATCCCTCAAATGATTTTTTTGGTTTTGCTTCCTCGTTATTATACTCTTCTTCTCTACCACTGTCAAGGATGTCATCTTGTGCAGACTGTTCACAATCATACAAACGCATCTTGGCACGGTCAATACCAACCACAAACCTCTTGGAGATGGTTGGATCATTATATCTATTCTTCAATTGCTTCACCATAATTTGCCCGAGTCCTTCAAGATCTTCAGTTGAAATAAGGGCAAACATAAGATCAGCAGTAGCAGGGAGACCAAAGGACTCACTAGTATCAGTAAGCTCAACATCACTGCTACCATAACCAGAACGAGTGGTCTGGGTGGCAGATACGATAGGGACGTTTGCTTCGCAAGCGAGTCCTCTAAGTTCTTCAGCAATAGCCTTGACAACTGTATATGAATTGACATTGCTACCAGCGCGATATCTTTCGGAAGCACATATATTAAGGTAATCAACAAAAATAATATCAGGTCTAAATGACTTCTTAAGTGCAAGTTCATTAAGAAGTGCCCTAAAGTGTCCACTATGTGCGCTTGCAGTTGGGTATTCTTTAATTATAAGAGAACCTTGAGTTTTTTGAGATAGTTTTGTTACCTTTTCATCAAACATTACTTTCGGAAGTTCGGTTATCTCCTGAATAGGTACATTGAGTAAGTTAGCATCAATTCGCTCCGCAATTTTCTCTTCAGCCATTTCAGCCGTGATGTATAATACATTTTTCCCTCCCAAGAGTGCGGCAGCTGCAACATGACACATAAACAAACTTTTGCCGACACCAGTGCCAGCGAGAGCAATGTTAAGTGTTTTATTCGGGAGACCACCCTTCGTAATTTTGTTGAAATACTCAAGGTCGAATGGGATTTTATCTTCTTTGCGGTGGTATGATTCATATCTTGCCTCATAATCAAGTAGGTAGTCATGTCCTACGTGAGCATCAAAAGAAACTGCCAGAGCTTCTGATAGAATACTAGGGATTGCATCACGGTCTTTCTTATCATCTTTTCCATCGGCAAGAGCAATGGATTCCATCAGTGCCAAATAGATGGCACGATCTCGACACCACTTCTCTGTGGTATCACATAACCAATCATAGTCAGTGGCAACATCTTCAAGGTAACTAATAAGTTTAGTCACTTCAGTAAAAGAAGTATCAGTGATGTCCTGACGTTTCTCTACCTCAATACACAGAACTTCTTTTGTTGCAGGTTTATTATACTCTGTGACAAATTTTACAATCTCATCAAAAGTAATTCTCTGATGTGGATCCTCAAAGTAATCCGTCTTTATAAAAGGTATCACCTTACGAAGATACTCCTCATTATAAAGAAGATTTCTTAAAATTAGGATTTCAACTTTGTCCATGCGGAATATCAAATACGAAGGTTATACGTGTTTCATCACCGATATTAACGGTGCCATGAGGTAGTTTATTATTAAACCAAAGGAGAGTTCCTGGTTCAACAATGGCAGTTTCTTTGCCACAGAAATATTGATACCTTCCAAGTATTGAAAGGTGATATCTGTTTCTGCTCAGATAGTATGTGCCCTCGTCAACATGTGATCCTACAATTTCATCGATAGGAAGTGAAAGAAAACCGCATCTGTGAATGTCTGCATTCTTAAAGTACTTGCGTATGATCTTTCGGATTTCACTATGATGTGCATAAGCAGGAGTTTTGATGTTAATCTCAGAGTCTCCAACAAAGTCTTCTTTGGTTTTGACTCCACCCATTATAAGTTGAAGTGCGCTGGTTGGCAAGTCTGCAAACCCCCTATCAACTAAAGACTGGGAGTCCTTCAGATTTTTCTGATGGTCCCAGTCCTGTGGATATTTCTTGAGTTGTTCAATAACTGTGGATACGTTGATTCCAGTTTTAATAACCTTAATCATTAAATCTCTTGTTTATATTTTTTCCTGTTAGGTTCGTTGTCTTTTGGAACTACCCACATAAGATTGTCTCCATGATTATTCAATGGATCGGCATCAATATGATCCACAAGAGCAGTATCACGAATCCATTGTTTAGCAGACTCAGGACAAATATCCCAATCTTTTTTGGGGATTGGGGGGTATTCATCGATAGTTTTCCAGGATTCTGCAACAGCACGATGAACTGCTATTGTCATTTTCTGAGGTCCTCCTTCATAATTTCTACGAAATACAAAGTCATCAAATAAATTTTCTGGAATATAAACATCAAATTTAAGACAAGTGAGAACTTGACTTCCATCCGCATTAAATCTAGGTTTATTAATTAACGATAGAAATTTATTACTCTTTTTACTATAAATTCTACCATCATAAGAAACAAAATAATCAGGTATAATTTTACCATATCTAATTAATGGTTTAAATTCTTCTTGATTCGGAAAATCATTCCCATACAAGATATCAATAATACTCATTACTTACCTTTACTAAGATCCATAACTAAACTCCTCCTTTGCAATTGCATCAAGTTTCTCCATTACCTCTGGTGTGAAGTATGCTTCTGGGTCTTTATAGATTGCTTTGGCGTAGACTTTCTTACCATCTATCTCATAACGACCTGCAACATTTTTCCAGAGACCTCCCAGTTCACCCAACTCAAGAAGACCATAATATCGATCAAGACCACGCTCATCGTAATACAAACGTATGGTAACATCTTTGTTCTCCTTACTTAAACGTGACTTTGCTGTCTTAGCTTTAATAAGATTTCCAATGACTTCTGTTCCATCCTTCTCTTTCTTTTTGCTGAGATAAATGATTGTAGACGCTGCATATTTGAGACCGCTGCCTCCGCCCATTTCTTTGGTGGGAACGTATGATCCGATGACATCATAGGTATGATTGGTGACGATTAATGGAATTTTTGCTTGACCAAGTTTGAGTGTAAGCATACGGAATGCTCCCTTAACAAGTTGAGATTTGGTCATGTCCCTGACTTGCTTATCGTCTAAAGCATCACGAATCTCCTTCTCTGTGGAAAGCATACCAAGAGAGTCTAACACAAACATGCAGGGTCTGCGTTCTTCTTCAGATTTTTTTAAGTATATGTCTACTGCCTTCAGTGCCTTAGTTCTAAACTCCTCAATGGTAACAACATTAACCACCACCAGGCGATCCATGTCTACCCCACGACTTGCGATAAGACCCTTGTTGACAGCGGCTTCAGTGTCAAAATATAGACAATAACCATCAGGATTAGAATCAAGGAAATTCTTGACGACTGCCAGGCTGAAGAAAGTTTTTCCAGTGCTAGACTCGCCAGCAATGGCAGTAATCTTATTCCCAGATACGCCACCAAATATACTACCTGAACAAAGTCCGTTAAAGATGTACGAACCTGTGTCCACGAAAGTTTCTGTGTCGTCGATGTCTCTTGCGAGTTTGGTATAGTCATCTCCAATCTCTTTTACAATCTCTTTTAAAAAATCCATTACAGTACAAATCCAAATTTTTCACGGGCAATTTTTTTGTAAGGTCCACCAGGATTCTCCTCACGAATCTCCTTAATAGTTTTTAATTTTTGATAAAGAGAAGTATCTCCTCCAAGTCGAAGAGCACCCACAATTGTTGCTAGTTCTTTATCAGTGATAGGCAGGTCCATTAGGAGAAAAATAGTTCTAGGTTTACAGTTTTTTCGACATTCCAACCGATAGCATCAAGGATTGCTTTCAGTGGTTCGACAAAGGACTTTTCAAATTGTAAGTCATAGTCGATGTACTTGTCAAGATCAAGTTCATGTGGAAAATCTTGAATGAATGAGATAATATTCTCATGAATAATATTTGGTTTTTTCAAATAACAAAATTTAATTTTCTCACCATTCTGAATCAAAGAATATTTGTTAGTGAGTTTTTTCTCTTTAATGTAATGATTATAGAGAAGTGCTCCACGACAATGAATCGGGGTTCCCTTAGCATATATGTCAGAAGAAGATTTATACTTCACAACATCTGATACTGAACGAGGGAATGAGATTTGTTCGGGAGGAAGTTTCTTAAACTCTGCGCGGGACTTATCAATAAACTCAATAACGTCATCTTCAGTGCCAGTCATCATCAACTTCAAGGCGTCCTTAATCATCTTCCTACACGGAGCAGGTGTAGATGATTTAACTGCCTCAATACCCATCATCTTAAGTTTAGGGTCTTCATATCGAACACCTTCACTATCCCACACGTTAAGAATGTATCGCTTCTTCGCAGTCCAGATGCCACGATCAGCAATATTCTCACGCTTCATTTGCATTTTCTGGTCATACGCCGATACATACGTCGCCAGTTCGCTGTAGCACTGGTCAATGTACGGTTCCAATTTGTCACTACAGACCATATCAAGTAACTCCACAACTTTTGCTTTGTCGCTAGACTTATTAGCAAAAAATTTATCAACAAGAGGTCCAAGATTAAGATAAATTGAATCTGTGTCAGATGCAATTACGTAGTCCTCGTCGATTGTAGACAACAGTTTATTTAGATACTGATTCATCTTACTCTCAATCCAACGGATAGAGACTTGACCAGAAAGCGTAATCGCCTCCGCATTGGCCAGTTTATAGTACCTAAAATACTGATTACCGATAGCACCATAAGCAGAGTTGAGTGAAATTTTCTTAGCCATCTGGATATTGTTGCACCGGGCAATCTCCTTTTCCAGTGTCTTAGTAGGTGTCTTCTCATATTCTTGCTTTGCCTGAAGCATTCTCTTCTTAAAGATTACACGATCTCCATACATTTTTTCCATGAGTTCTGGTAGGAACCCACGAACATCTTTACGATACATGGCACCATTTGCACACACCGCATTATCCTTATACAACTCAAAGTTTATCTCTTCATTAAGTATTTTATCAACGGTAGCTGTTGGATGTCGCTCATCAAGGAGCGTCTCTGGAGAGATATTATACTGCATAATAAGATGAGGGTAGAGAGAGTTAAGGTCAAAACTGACAACCCAATCATACTTTCCTGGAATTGGTTCCTTGACATAAGCACCAGCGTACTTTTCGTTTTTGTCAGACCTAATCTTGGGAGGGATAACAATATCCCGTTTCTTCAGATAATTATAGATGATATTGTCCCACATACGGACCTGATAGAACACATCTGCATAGTTGACCTTGGCATCATAGGCCATAGTCAATGCAAGTTCAATCAGTTTCATCTTGTCTTCCAAACGGTCAACAAGTTCTACGTCAACGATGTTATATTCAATAAACTTCTGCCAACCCTTGGTATAGAAATCTTTAAAGGTATCAAACTCAGAGTGATCTAGTTTCTTTTGACCTAACTCCACCTCAGCTATGTAGTCAAGACGATATGACTCTTGTGCTTTATATGTAAACTTCTTATACAAATCAAGATAGTCAAGTTGAGTCAATCCACCAACATCAAATACGATTTGCTTTCTACCTTGAATATAAATTTCTCCTTCAGTTACAAGACCCCAATTAGAGAAACGCTTCATTAACTTCTCTCCAAGCACCCTGTTAAGACGCTTACAGATGTACGGAATATCGAACATCTGAATGTTCCATCCAGTCACAACATCAGGAACATCTTGCATCCAATAATTAATGAAGTGACTTAGTAACTCATGTTCTGTTGGACAATGATGATATGTTACATTCTTCTGCTTATTAAGAAAAGGTTTAACACCCCAAGTAACTATTTGCTTGGTAGTATAATCCTGAATAGTAATCGCAAGAATTTCTTCTGAGGCAGACTCCACGTTTGGAAATCCATGCTCAGCAGTTGTCTCAATATCAAGAGTTACCAATTTTATTTGACTAATGTCAAACTTAATCTCATTTTCAGGATACTTCTCAGAAATATATTGATAGATGTATCGATCATTACCATAGATCTCAAATCCATCAACTTCATCATACTTCTTGTAGAACTCACGACAATCGCGAACACTACCAGGATGAATCTCTTCTACAGGTTCTCCACTTAATGTTCGATACTTTGAATCTCTCTTAGATTTCACAAATAAGGTAGGAAAGAATTCATCTCTGTGTTCATACCTCCTACCATTCTCAACTCCTCGAATAAGGAACTGATTTCCAATCAACTGAACATTAGTGTAGAAACGCATTACTTAGTGAGTTCTTCGTACTTTTCAACTAGGGTGGGCATGGGTTCTGTAAGAGTAACAATCTTATCAGAACTAATCATAAATTCGTCTTGACGAGATACATTTAGTAACCAGGGTTCCAATGTTCCATCATCCTTTAACAAGAAAGGATTAGTCATTTTACAATCAGGTTCTCCGATATCTGCTCCTACTTCGTCAATCTGAGTTATCAGAATCTGACCCGTCGTCAGTAGTAGTGCTTTTATTGTTGTCTTTTCCATAACTTACAATGTCCTCAATGTACATTTCTTTTAATTTGAATGCTGGTTCTACCATTGTCACCAACCAATCAGATGGGATGGGAACAGTTTCTTCAGCAGATAAAGGAATCCAAGGGAATAAAGATACTTCGTATCCCGCTTTTTTTGTATTTCCCTTCTGAAGTTCTGGAATGACATTAGGGTCTCTCATCTTAATTACACACGGGCGATTAAGATAATAACCAACTACTCTACGAGCATCATCCTCACCTACAGTCATCTCTTTGACATCTGCGATCATGTCTTCTCCCGATTTTAGGAGTATTAGTTTAATTGCCATTAGTCAGTTTTTCCTTCAGTAATTATAGCAAGAAAAAAGAGGGGTGTCAACTGGATTTTGCCAGTTACCCCTCCGTCTGCGGCGACGATATTCAATTCTATTTATTGGATTGCCAGTGGTTGCAATCGGTCAAGGATCTCACGATAAGCAGGAACGATATCTCCTTCATCCTTTCGGAACAAATCCTTATCAAATCTTTTATCACTACCAATCTTCCATAGTCTCATACTGTCAGGACTAATCTCATCGGCAAGATACAAATCACCATGAGCATCATAACCATACTCAACTTTAAAATCTACTAGATCAATACCCAAGATGTAGAACATCTGACGAAGGTAATCATTAATCCGCAAGGTTATCTCAATAAAAGGTTCTGGGTCATATCCCATCAGACGCACACGATCTGGTGTAAGTAGAGGATCGTGCTTGGTATCATCCTTTAAAAAGAATTCTACAATCGGTTGTGGTAGTGGAACTCCTTCTTTCAGAGTTGTCTCACGAACAATAGACCCAGCAGCACGATTACGACAGATAACTTCTAGTGGAACGATATCTACCTTCTTACAAATCATCTTGTTAGCACCAACCATATTAATATAATGAGTTGGGATGTGTTCCTTGGCAAGTTTCTCAAAGATGATAGATGAGATACTACAGCAAAGAGATCCTTTTCCTAAAGGATGGTCTTCCTTCTCTCCGTTCCCTGCAGTGACTTTATCATGATACTCAATGATGACTTGCTCTGCATCATCACCTTGATATACGGTTTTTACCTTTCCTTCGGTAATTACTTCCATAAAAAAGAGGGTGTTTTATCACCCCCTAGTATACCACATATATCAGTTAAAACCAATCTTTTCTTTTATGTGCCTCAGGAACCACTTTACCAAGTGTAACACTCAGCAACCCATCCTCAAAGCTAACTGATCTAACTTCCGTCTCGTCACTGAGGGTCCATGATCTAGTGAAAGATCTCTGAGCCACTCCTCTATGGACGTATTCTGTTCCAGTTTCTCCATCTTCCCTTTGTCCTTCGACAAAGAGTTTTCCGTCTTGTGTGTAGACATTGACTTGCTTCTTTTTAAATCCTGCTAGTGCTAGTTCCAGTCTAGACTCTACGTTGCTGACTGTCACTAGGTTATATGGCGGATAGTTGGAAGTTGTTTCGTGAAGGTCAAACAACCTACCAAAGTATTCGTCCATACCAATACTATTCCTATTTATTCGTTCTAGCAACTGCGGTAAATCGGCAGCACTGTATCGTGTGAGGTTTCCCATCTGTACTTCTCCTTTTAAAGCGAGATTTGATTGTGTGGACCCCGAAGGCATCCAGGTTTATTTATAACATAACACAAAAAAGTGAGTGTGGAAAACTCTACCTTATAAATAAACACGGGATTGTCACACACTCACACTCCCATACGTTCAATTACCAGTAAGAATATGAGCAATGCTTTTGAACTGCGTTTGCAGTTGTTTCAAGAAGCCAGAGATTATCTTGTGGCACAATTTGATAGAGATGTCTTAGAATGGGACAGAAAAAATCAAGAAAAGATTGACATCGAAAATAAGTACTCCAATGATTGGGGTAGATATGATGCCTTAAAAGATGAGGGAAAAGTATCAGTTGATGAATATCCCATCTGTCCAGACCCAATTATACTTCAAGAATATCCAAAGTATCCATCAAGAGAAGATATTCTTGATATGGCGTCTTTTATCAGAGATTTTACCAACGACAAAGGTGAGGAGTAATGTCATGATAATTTCTGATTTTTCCAAACTTGAAATAATTTTTAAAGATAAAAAGAATACAGACTTATATTTACTATTACTCAAAAAAATATCAAAGAAAAAGAAAGTATAAAAAAAGCACCCCGTCAAGGGTGCCCGTAAGTTCCGACTTTCGTAGAGACCGCACGAAAAGAGTCTCAGTCTTATTTAGCTACTTCTTCTTGGGGTTTGGTCTTCTTACCAATATTATATTTTTGCTCCAGAATCCAATCCGACTTGTCCTTGTATGCAAGCACCTTAATTTGGTTAAGAGGTGCGATGTCAGTAACAGAATCTTCTTTAACTACGCTAATGAGTCCCCAATCAGATAAGAGACGTGCAATGCGATTACGACGCTGTACGTCGTTCACAGTGAGGTTAGCGTGCTTCCCATCAAGGGCAAACAACTCCTTAAAGTGAACAATGAAATATCTTCCCTGCTTATGCAGAATATGACAGGACTGATAGAGTTTCTTTTCCTTGCGTGATGCAACTCCAATCCGAGTTAGAGTCTCTCTTACTTTCAAGAAATCATCAGGTTCATTGAGGAGCACCTCCACCATCTGATCTTGAGACCATTGTACTGTTGGTTCCACCGTACTCATTTCATTCCTCCAATGTCAAGTCGTTGTTTAATAAAGTTAATCTGTTCGTTTGTCAGAATTTTCAGAGCTTGTGATGCCTTCTCATTACTATAACCATAGTATTGTTTGACACATTCTAAATCTTGGACTTTATCCTTACGGAGCCAAGGAGAGAATCTCTTTCTTTTCCTCAATGTATTTAGATAAAAAGAATATTGCATATCTTTATCAAGAAAGTTATACTTATTCATTTCATTGGCAAACATGACACAATCAAGGTGCCCAGACAGACAACGATTAATGATATATGGAGGATAGTCTTTTATATGCTCACTCAAATCTTCCTTATTAAAGTTAATGGAGTTAAGCCAGTCTTTGAGTTCAGTCACGATTTAAGTATGAAAAATGATAAGTATATATAAAAAGATCTAAAAGTTCTTGAGTAACCTCTGGAAGTTTTGAAAGATTATATTCGTTTTTAAGAAGTTCATAATACTCCAACTTCGTCATGTTATGCCCCTTATGATTTTGAAAAATTATGTCTTCAAGAGGCCACATCCAAGCAACTTGACAGTCTATGTTTTTCATTACATTAGATGACATCCTTACCATCTCATCGAAAGTCTCCGTTTCATAATGATCTAAAAGTAGAACATCACATTTACCCGTATACTCATTAGCATCGACTGGAATGACTTCTGCATGTTGAAATATATGTGGATTATTTTCCAAATGATAATCAATAACTCCTCGGTTTTTTTCGAGAATGGTCAACTCAGTTACTTCCTTTTTGTTAAGCAACCAATTTTCCCTCACACCAAAACCAAGTCCCGTGCAGATAGTATGACCTTTTGCAAACCAATAGTGAGAGAATACCTGAGTTGCTGAAGATTTTGATGGCATCTCATGTGCAGTCCACTGATTACCATCAACAAGTAGTACAGCTTCCTTCTCTCCAAGTTCACCATCTCTTATAACAACATCAACATTATCTTTGTGATATTCTACAATCTTTGGTTCATTATAGTAAAAATAATCTAGGAAATCAATATTCATCTGGTTCCATAATTAAAAAGTAAAAGTTCTTTACGTTCCTTTTGCTCACGCATGTATTCACCGACAGAACGCATCGTGTAAGTTAAATCAAACTCACCTGCTTCCCACCCATTAAATCTCTCCTTAACTAAGTTAGAAGAATTATAAGATACCAGTTGAGGACCAACATACCTATCACAATCGGAAGCAAAATCATCGTGATTAAATCCATTGTGCATACTTCCCTTCTTACCATAGAGATTATCTTTAATGTCATATGGCGGATCTAGATATGTGAATACATCTTTACGATCAGTGAGAAGTGACTCATACGACCAGTTAGTAATTTTCCAGTTCTGAATTAGTTGCGTGTATCCTGGAAGTTTTTGGATTCCTCGCATTGAGAAGTTGGAGACGCTTGCTTGTCTACTGAAGGAGGAGGATTCGGTGAGTCCACTAAAACTACACTTATTGACAATATAAAAACTACAAGCGCGAGATAAATTCGATTCAGTGTAATCATTGACAACCTTTTTTGAATTTAAAAATAATTTCCTTGCAGATTCTTCATCAGAATGCAAAGACTTTGATTCTTGCAAACTTTCATATAAAAGATTGCCTTCATCCTGCAGAACCCTCCAGAAGTTATACAAGGGTTCATACAAGTCATTAACCCAGATATCCAACTTAGGATACTTTTTAGTAATATGTATTGCTACACTACCACCACCAAGAAATGGTTCCCGATATTCCTTATAGTCACGGAGGTCAGGAAAATAGGGATCCATCTTGATGCAAGCACGGGACTTGCCCCCAGGATAACGAAGGGGAGTTTTATACGATTTCATCACACAATCAATTTCTTAGATGATGGGGTAACCAGTTTACTCCCAAACATTTCATTGTACTTCTTACTCACATCTTCTTGAACAGCACAAACGTAAACAATGTGCTGTTGTTTCATGGTGACTTCAGGATTGTCTGGATCAATCACAGTTGCCCACTGCGCGAATCCAACACCATTAGCATTAGGTAGAACTACAAGACCGTTCTTTACGGTAATTGTATTCTCATCTTCGGAAATGAGTTCGGCAATAATTTCTTCGCCAGTTACAATGCGAATTAGTTTAACATTAATCATTAGATAAAAAACCGTAAGAGGGATCGTAAGAGGGATCATCAGATTTGTGGAGAAGAACTCCATCAACTTGTTGAAGCAATTCTTGCACACTTCCATGCAGAACGCGATATCCAGTGCCAACATATAGTTGACCTAAGACAACTGCTATAGTAGCAGTTCCCCAGAATACATAATAGAATCTGGATTTTACTTGTGCTTTAATTTTAGTTTTCATTTGAATTCACACTCCACCATAAGTTCAGTTAGACATGCCAGCATATTTATTTCTTGATCCGCAACGAACGCCATTTGATACTGATACTTAGCAAGAGTAAGCACAGCAGCAGGAATACTATTCGGAACCATGGAATCATAACAAGCATCGTAAATACGACGCAGTAGGACAGCAGTATCATTGTCCAGGTTATTGACAACCCATTTACGTACTTCGGGAAAATCTTTTTCCTTAAGTTTCTTAACCAAATCATTTACTTTTACATCACTAAAAGTTGCAAGAATACCGGGATCGATAGTACCAGAAGAAGAATATCTCTGACACTCATTAAGAACACGTCTCCAATCTGGGAAGTGTTTGTTAATCAGTTCTACCAGGACCTTGTTATCATATTTAACACCTTCTGTATCCAAGATTTCTTGGATGCGTTTGAAGAATGAGGCTGCGAGTCCCTGTCGATCTTTTCCTTTAATGGAGAACTCGACAACCGTTGTGCGGGAATGAAGTGGTTCGAGAATTTTGTTTTTGAAGTTGCAGGTAAAGATGAATCTGCAGTTGCCACTAAACTCCTCAATAAACGCCCGTAGGAGGAGTTGTACATCATTGGTTGTGTTATCTGCCTCATCAATGATGATGACTTTGTGTTTTGCAGTTGAAGAAAGCGAGACGGTCGAAGCGAAATTCTTCGCAGTATTTCTGACGGTATCGAGGAATCGTCCTTCATCGGATCCGTTGATGACATAAAAATCTACTCCTAGTTCATTGCAGAGTGCTTTTGCTACCGTAGTTTTTCCACACCCAGCAGGACCTGCAAGGAGCATATTTGGTATCTCACCCTTATCTAGGAAGTCTTGAAAAGTCTTCTTAATACTTGGTGGTAAAATACATTCTTCAATAGTTTTGGGTCTGTATTTTTCAACCCAAAGAAATTCATCTCGCATAGTCATTCCAAAGGACGAACAAATTCATTAGACACAATATCAGTTGCCTTCAATTGTTCTTTCATATATTCTACACCATTCTCAGGTATAGCGGTATCCCCACAAGTAAAGACATCACAAACTGCCATACCATTCTCTGGCCAAGTATGGATACTGAGATGACTCTCGGCAAGCATAGCAATTCCAGTCACACCTTGCGGTTCAAACTTATGTACTGTTAAATCAAGTAGTGTCGATTTACATTCTTTTGATGCTCTAAACAAAACCATTCGTATGAACTCTTTGTCATCAAGCAAATCAAAAGGACAACCCTTCAAAGTAAACAAAATATGTTTCATTATACCCAGTCAGGTTTACGATCAGGGATGCGAAGATAATTATCACATACCCATGGTTTAGATGAAATATACATCTTATATTTTTCAAAGATGGATATTGAAGTATCTAACTTGAACTCATCAGGTCCTGCAAAAACAAAGGGTGTTGTATCCTTTCCACTGCGACCTTGTGGGTCTGCTGTAGGGAGTATCTCCTTTGCTGCTAAGAGAGTCTTCTGGCAGGTGTGAACCTTACCATAGCGAGCAGTGTACTCGTCACACATAGCAAGTCCATGAGCAAGAAGCCACTGCCAATTAGTTACAAACTCATTCGCCCAGATAGTACAAGGATGATTACGAAAAGCACCCTTCTCAGTAGCATAGGGAGTACCGTCTGCTCTAGGAAGAGTGCCGAAGTTATGACCCCATTTATCAGAGCATACAATAGCAAGCATCTGACATGTCTCTAGGGGCATCTTGACAATATGTTTGTCAGGGAGAACCCTGGCAGACTCCCAAGGACTGGGAGAGGTTACAAAGATATTCATAGTAACTTTGACAAAGAGATTATCAAAAGGAATGATAGCATTATAACCACATCCCAGGATTTTGTCTTAATAAAGTAAGGAACTGAAATAGCATCACCAATAAAGTGAAGAAGCACTCCAAAAGCAACACTGACATGAAGGACCACAAAGTAAGCAATGATCGCAAGAGCACTGCCGGTGATTCTCATGGCAACATCAAAGGTCATCAACCAAAAGTAGAATCAGGTTCCAAAGCAATATAATACGTCAGATCATGATTCTTGGATGTAAATCGGGACAGAAGTTTTTGTGACACAACGACATCATAAGTTCCAGGAAGAATCTTAATATTCTCAACTTTAAAGTTAAATGAGAACTCTTTGTCAGTCTCACCGACCACAACAGAGAAGTCATTGGAAGTATCGTTCTTCTTATCACGAACAACCAGTTTGACCACACCTGCTTCACCAACAGCAGAAAGGTCAGGAAGTTGATAAACAGCAGACGCTTTCAGCAGTTTGTCTAACTGCTCAGTGCTGAGTTCAAATTGAACATCCTCACTAGGAAGTTGAATTGCTTTTTCGGGAGGAGTTACAATAACATTAGGGTCTGCAAAGAAATACTTTGATCGAGACCGACCTTCACGGATCATTACATATCCATCATTAGCAAAGTCAAGTTCAGGACTAGAGTGCAGACTCAAACCATTAAGGAATTGATTGAGATCATAGATGCCGAAGTCTTTCATGAATTCTTCGGTGACAGTTGCCTCTGCAAGGATGTTCTTCATCACACTGATAGTGCGAAGTTTGCTACCCTCCTTGAAGAGAATCGATTGATTGATCGAAGAAAAGTTCTTCAGGACAGAGATAGTTTTATCAGACAGTTTCATAGTATTGGAAGGTCTCAGTTTCACTGGGGGTAGGTTTCGCTTTGTGCATTCTTGTCGTTGAAATGCATCAGAAGAACAGCATAATGCAAGATCTTCATAATGTCACGACGGGCGGTTCCCTTCTTATCATATCGTGACGCATACTTGAGAATGTTGCTGCGACAGAATGCCTCACCGTCACCACAAGCTTCGATAAGATCAAGGGTTTGAATCTTATCAGAACCAGCAGAATAATGCTGGTCATATGTTCTAGTGATGTAATCTTGCAACTCTTTAATGATTACATCTTCACCGTACTTCTGTCTAGGGTTAGTTGAAGGTTTAGAAGGAGTGGACAAATCAAAAGTAAGAGTATCTTCTGATTCTGCTCCAAAGTAGTTGAACGGGACAGGTTGTGCGGCATTAATACCATCACCAGAGAAAGTAATATGATCATTACCCATACCACCTGGAAGGCGAGAACTGCCGAAAACGATAGTATCTGGAGATGCAGTGCCAGGATTGCCCGTCAAACTGAATCCGTCTTCTTTCCAATAATCTTGATTAGACATATTTAATTCGTCAAATAGAAAGGACCATGAGTTAGTCATATTATATCAGGAGACCACCCCTTCGTCAATGGGCATTACGAAGTCGGCATCAACTTTATCATACAGTTCCAGGAATGCTTGCTTGGTTTCATCATCAAAACGATTCACGCAGACCTGAATTGCCTTTGCCTTATCATTAAAGATGCTATATGCACGAACGATATGAACCAGACGACGAGTGCTGATAATCTCTTCAATACCACCATCATAGAAGGTCTTACGGATGATATCTGCCCAATCAGAGAGACGCTTACAGAACTCAGCATCATTACAGACTTTACCAAGAATCTTCTGTTCTGTGGCAGCTGCGGGATACTCTTGCTCAAAGGTTACAGGGAATCGCTCAAGGAATGCTTCGTTGAGCACGTTAGTTCCAATGAATCGTCCGTCGTCACTTCCTTTACCTTTAGTATTGGCGGTTGCGAATACTTGGAAACCTTCTGTGGGCGCAACCCATTTGCCAATCTTCTTGAGGAAAACTCCTTTTCCTTCGAGAATAGATTGGAGACAAAGGATTTTGTTTGAGGCAAGGTCGATTTCGTCAAGGAGCAAGACTGCTCCACGTTGAAGTGCTTCAATGACTGGTCCATTGTGCCAGACGGTTTCTCCACCAATAAGACGGAAACCGCCAATAAGATCATCTTCATCTGTTTCTACTGTAATGTTGACTCGAATAAGTTCTCTGTCCAGTTGAGCACATGCTTGCTCCACAGAGAACGTCTTACCATTACCCGAAAGACCCGTAATGAACGTTGGATAGAACAGACCGGACTTAATAATTTTTTTAATATCAGCGAAGTTACCAAAGCTGACGAAGGTATCATCTTTTGCAGGAATAAGGTTCTGTTCAACAGCAGGCATAGCAGGTGGTGCCTGATAGTTTTGCTCTAGTTTTTCTTGTACGGTCAAGTTCCACTTTCCACGACTAGTCTTGTATTGAGTGAGTTTATTGGTGACAGTTTGATAGTTCGCACCATTCATAGCACACCAGGCACGAATATCAGCAGTAGCAACAGACTCACCATACAACCCCTGAAGGGAAGTGCGAATGAACTCAGGTGAGAGGGACATTTGGTTTGTTTGAACTGAAGTTATTATAATCGAAAAAAACGGGTCTCAAACCCGCCTTGTGTCACTTTTCATATTGTCTATATTTGAATTTCATTGCCTGCATCATCCATGCCTGAGCAAGACTCTTTGGACCTTCTTTAAGGACCTTTCTTACTTTAGGATCACTTTCACACTGAAGTGCAATTTCTTTCCAATTCATTTTCATGCTACTAAGGAAATGAATTCTCCAAGAACTTTTTTATTTAGTTTCTTAGTCTTCAAAGATTTGATAAAAGCAGATTTAATCTTTGCTTTGGTAGCACCATCATCAACTTCAAAGTCAGCGTCTTGAGATAGTGAAGAAGCAGACATCGCAAAGTATGCATGATAACCAGAAGTCTTAATGTTGCAACTCCGCTGCTTTTTCCATTCACTCTGAATCTTACGGAAGTCATCAGAATTTTGATCGTAATACAGTTTCATGAAATGATTTGCATCGCGACCCTCAAGAACACGAATACCTACAAAGTTGACAGAAGGGAAATTGTCACGCAGGTTTTCAATCATCAAATCAGTGAAACCATGCCAACCATACGGAACTCGATAAGTATTACCAGTCTTCCTATCCCTAAGGAAGGTAACACCACCAGATAACTGACGAGTTCCCATATAAGGTTCTTTCTCCCATCGACGTTGAACTTCAACATGTCTAGAAAGATGATTTGCTTCACCATCAGTCAGGACAATACACTGAACCTTCTGTAGTTTGTTCTGCTTCTGGAACTGAGGAAGAATCTGGTGAAGACATACAAATGCTTCGTTCAGAGGAGTGCCAGACAGACCTAAACGAGAAGGAATAGAATAAGGAGAACCATAGTAATTGCTGAAGGATTTTGCAATACGCCAGATGTTAATCAACTGATGCTCTAGTTGCTTACCATTTGTCTTGCTAGTCAGAAGATTCATCATAGAGAACTGTTCATGAACGGCAAGAAGATTTTCTTTCTTTTCATAAGAGGAAGTCCAATCTGCTGGTTTCACAATCTCGTTTGTTTCATGATTAATCTCAGGTCTCTTCCACTCATTTGTGAAAGCATAGACCTCAAAAGGAATAGAGACTTTCTTACAGAACCAGATCAAATTGTAGAGTTGCTTAATCGTATCAAGCATCACACGACTCATAGAACCACTCCAATCAAGGACAAAGATTAGTCCGTGATTCTTACCATCAGGAATCACAGAGACTTTTTTAAATAGATCTTCGTTGTACTTGTAGGTGTGCAGTTTAGAGGTATCAAGAACACCAGTGCGAGCAGTGGTAGCACGGGCATAGGAATCTGCTGCCTTGCGACACTCAAACTCTTTCACCAGATAGTTGACTTCTTTCTGTGCATTACGTTTGAACTTGACAAACTTTTCATCAGATTGCTCAAAAATACTTAGCGAACAGTTATTTTTCTGATGATTAAACCAAGCATCAATCTCTTTGTGAATATCATCATTCTTAGCAATAATATACTTAAGATCAACCTGAGGGATTTCCACATACACGTTCTCACGACTATCAGTGTCTACAAGATCCTGCAGATTTGATTCTAGAGAATCAGCAGTCTGCACCTCTGGTTCATCGTTCAGAGGAGTATCAGCAGACTCACGTCGGGCTGCTTCCTCAATCATCTCCTCATGAGTCATGGTCTCACCAGCACCCTCTCCAGGAGAGTCCTGCTGTTCCTGCTGCTCACTAGCAGGTTGCTCAGATTCACCACCCATCTCATTAGGTGACATCTCCATATCATCAACCTTTTCCTCTTTCTCTTTCTTGCAGAACAAGTAGAGCTCCTCTGCAACCTCCAATACTTCATCGAAAGTTTCTACTTCTGCAATCTTCTGGATCAGTTCTTTCTCTTCCGAGTCGAAAGTAATGCCTACAAAATTACCGACCTTAAAGTATAAATTTGCACGATCAGCAAGATTAAGATCAGCAACATTGCTGTCAGATATAGAGAAAAAGTCCTCTTCTTGTAATTCCTTGTAACCATGGTAGAAAGTTTTTGCTAGTCCAGCATATTTGCGCTTCATCATCTTTTCAATTCTGGCATCCTCCACCACATTCACAAACTGAGGAGGAACTGCTACCTTCTCCAACCAGTTCTCATCGGGGGTGAAGAGTGCGTGACCAACTTCATGTCCAACCAGAAGGTCATATACGGTGTTGCTTGCCCTTTCCCACATGGGAAGGGTCAAGACGCGAGTGTGAACATTGAAGCAAGCAGTCTGTGTTTGTTTGTGCTCCACTACCAAGTCCTCAGTGGCAAGGAGTTTGGCGAGTTGAGATTTAATTTCTTGCTTGACTGCCATAGGTTTGTCTCGTATGTACCTATAATACCAAACCCCCACCTTACGGCGGGGGTATTAGGTGACAGTTCTCCAATTGGTTGTTCTCGATCAGGTCGTTAAAATTGGTCTGCAAATTCGTTTACATGTCGCCTGGTTATCACTACAGTCGATTAAACATTCGTAATAATCGTTGATTTGATCGCTCTCCTCCATTGTAGTGTCTAAAGTTTTACTAAGTCTTTTAAGACTCCTAGTCCAGTCTGCTAATTGATTAAATGATACTAGATTGTGCATGATGTCCTCCTCATGAAAAAATAATAAAGGGAGTTTACTACATCCATTTCTCCAATTCTGTTATTATTTAGTGTGCGTATGCTAACTTAATGAAGTTCTTGTTATACTTAATATAATCTATACATCTTTATACAAAACTTCAAAGTCTTTTCTATAGCAAGAACGAATGTTCACCTCTAATGCTGGACTACCCTTCAATTTATTTCCTTCATCTCCAGACTTAGGATAATCAATATCATCCCGAAACTTCAGATCAACTCCGATAATCTCACTCAACCAAGACACGAACTCATTACCAATATTATCTTCAAACTTCCAGACGTGAGTTTTGTTAGTCAGAAAATCAATCTGTGGTCTGTACCAATTCCATGCTCCCTCAAAGGGAAGATTCTGAATCATTGATGCAAACATCATGGGGTCTTCCATGACTGATTGAATATCATTTCCATATGTTCTCTTTAGATAAACCGAACCAGAAATAAATCTGGTGATAGGACTTCTAACAATAGAGAAATGTGGAATATTTTCTACATCCAAATAATTATGATAGTGATCACGATGATAGTGTGCAATCTCCACACCATTGACTACAGACATAACTCCAAGACCAGTATCCATATGACTTTCTCCCCACTCAAATCCATTAGCAAGGAGGTTTGCTTCTACAAATCTTCCTGCTGTTCTAGGTATGTGAGCAAAGAATACTTTCTTACTCGTATCCTTATGGACAAAAGTAGGCATTAAAGAACCATCCTACTAAATCCCTTTACCTTTTCAAATTTTATTACCTGATCAAACTTATCATGCAGAGACTCTTTATGTGAGATAACAAATATATTTGCGTCTTTAACAATAAATCTAATAATTTTTAAAAAGTCTTCTGTACCAAGACCATCCAAAGAACTGTCAAATACCTCATCCATGATGAGTAGATTTGTGTTGACAGAGTTCTTCATTCTTGCTACCTCTCTCCAGGTAAACAATAATGCCAAATCAATTCTCATCTTCTCTCCCTCGCTGAAAGAAGCATAAGAAAAGTTTTCGTGAATTGGTGACTGGACGGTTTCGTTAAACTCCTCATCAAGAGAGAAGTTAATATAAAAGTCCATAAGTTGTAGATACTTATTGACTTGCTGATTTATCAGAGGAAGATACTTCTTAATAATTTTAGTCTTGACTCCACCGTCTTTCAGCAAACTATACGAAAAATCGTAATAGTTAATCGTATCTTTTCGTTGAGCGAGTTCTTCGTATGTAGTTTGTAAATTATCCTTGAAGGTTGCTAACTTTTCATTCTCAGTATTTCTGTTTGCAATGTTATCGGCAATTCTTTGAATTTCCGATTCCAGATCCCTGACTTGCCGTTGACATCCAGCGATCTTAGTATTGTTTTGAGAAATGCCATGTGTGAGTGTAGTAATCTCCTTAGATAGAATTGTGAATTGACGCTCTCGCTCTTCTTCTTCTTTAATTGCCTGCTCTAGTTCTTTATAACCAGATTGCAACTCTTTCGCTTTATTTTGAGCGTCGTTAATCCTATTTATTCTGAAGGTCTCTTCAATGTCTTGATTACAGGTGGGGCAGACCGTATTCTCTGTAAAAAATTTATGTTCCTTAGTAATAGTTGATACTTTGTTAGAAATCTTACCTTTAAGATTTCCTAGTTTACGGAGTTTACTGGTTGCTCCAGTTACTTCTTCAATCTCTTTATTCAACTTAAATACATCTTCTTCTATGACAGCATTACCATTCATCAAGTTATTCTCTTCGACAAGAAGTTCTTGAATCTTACTTTCTTTATTCTTTACATTCTCTTTTCCACGACTCTCAAGTTCTTCGATAAAGTTCTCCTGCATATTTACTTTATCGGAAAGAGAATCTTTCTTCAATTCAAAGACTTTAACTTCTTCTTTGACACTACGAATCTTATCTTTGATTAGATTATTCATTGATGAGAATATTCTAATATCAAGAAGGTCCTCAATAACTTCTCTACGATTAGCAGCAGTCAATTGCATGAAAGGCACGAAGGTGCTGCTACCCAAAATTACAATCTGAGTAAAAGATTTATAGTTCATCTTCAAAACATTCTGCTCCAACCATTTCTGTTGGTCTAATGCTGCTGCAGATTGATTAAGAAGATTACCATCGCGATAGATTTCAAACAAGTTTGGTTTGATTCCTCGCACAACTTTCCATTCCACACTACCAATAGAAAATTCGACTTCTACATTGCAGTCCTTTTCATTGACAGAGTTAACAAGTTGAGGTTTATTGATTTTACGAAAAGGTTTTCCAAATAAAGAAAAGCAAAGAGCATCCAATACTGTACTCTTACCTGCACCATTAGTGCCGATAACAATATTAGTGGTGTTCTCTGTGAAACAAATTTCAGTATATTGGTTTCCAGTTGATAAAAAGTTCTTCCAACGAACCTTTTCAAATAAAATCATGTGTCTCTTTAGGAGGAATTACAAGGTCGTTTTTGCTAATGATAGCATACTTATAGTCATGCATTTCGCATGTTTTTATCATTATCTTATCTTCAATTTCTATGACATGCATATCAGGACTACCTTCGTCCTCTAGCATCATAGCATATCTCATGGCATCGTCTTCGCCTTCAAACAGATAAAGAATCTGTTCTCCTTCATCATCTACTACCGAATATGCTCCATCAGTTTCTTTTCCATAGATCGTTAATATATACATCTCAAATCAGTTCACATGCCTCTTGATAGGTCTCCTTCATTATATTCTGGATGACCGTTTTATCAAGATCGATTTCTGCTTCTTGAATATATCTATCCAAGATAGACAGAGTATCCTCAGATTCAAAGACTTCAAACTCTTCAGACTCTTGTAAGACGAAACTCTCTACTACTTTTAAATCTGCAACTCCACTGGAGTACAATTTATCAATAAACTTTTCAAAGTTTTTTGTATCCGTTTTTTTACGAACAATCACCTTTACAATTTTATTATCATACTCACTAGCATCAAAGAGTTGATGTGGAGTATCTTCATAATAGATATTATAAAAAAGTCTGTAAGGATTATCTACGTGAAAATGTTCCAGAGTTTCTGTATCAAAGATGGTGAATCCTCTCCTATCACCGCAATCGTTCCAGAACATTTCGTATGGATTTCCCAGGTAATAGATCCGTCCATCATCCGATCGAGTGTGGTAGTGACCGCTGAAGACCTTGGTGAACTCTGAATATAACTCGCTTGCATGACCATGATCCATGACGCACCCTCTATGAGCTCTAAATCCGTTGAGCTCAAGGTGCCCCATCGCGCACTTGCAAGTTGAACCTTTAATAAGTTTAAAAGTGCTTTCTTCATTTTCCTTATTAATCCACGGAATAAACAATACTTTTAATTTATCCAGTTTAACTTCAACAGTTTCGGAGTAAACAATTACATTGCTATATTCACGAAGAAGAAGATCAACTGCATTTACTTCATTAGTATTTTTGTAATATGCTGTATGATTTCCAACAATAGTATGAACTTGGATTCCCATGTCCATAAGACGATCATAATAATTATCCTTTGCCCAAGCAAGAGAAGAAAAATCAATACCTTTACGACTATCGAAGGTATCTCCCATATCTACAACTGTAGTAATTCCATGCTCTTCCAAATAAGGAAAGAACACATCATTGTAGAACTTCAGAAAATAGTCATGAAATAACTTAGAGTTCTTACGAGCACCAAAGTGTTGATCGGTAATGATTGCAACTTTCATCAATTACGGAGCTTGGAATGCACAGCGTCTTTGATACTATTATAGTCGCTGTAATTCGATCCGTCAAGAGTGTTGTTGTCGTCAAACACCTCACTGTAACCAGACCGTTCAATTATCTTGTTCTTGATTTCTAACTGTCTTTTCTCTCGCTGAATACGACGCAGAAAAGCATAATGAATAATCTGAGTGAAATACGCAAAGGGATTCTGGGATTTCTCTGGATTAAAATTATGTATATACTGAACGCAGTTCTCAATTCCGTCAGAGATCATGTCCTCTTTGAACATGTAATTGACGAAGTTTGGTTTGAATGATAAATGATTTGCAATCTTTAGAAAACACTCCCCAATGTAGCGAGGGATAGGAGGTTTAGGAAGATCTCTAATCAGGGCAATTTCTTTATCTTCACGATACTTGATGAGTGCTGCCAAAAACTCTTTATTGTTAACGTAATGTTCTGACCGTTTTCTCTTTGCCATGGGTCTTATCATAAGTTTATATCATAATATCTATTAATTATATCATTTCTGCAAACGCTTGACAAGTACTAAAAATACGGTAGAATACCTTTGTGGAGGTTGATAGGAATGGCTTAGCTATTGCTCTTGTATATCTTTTCTAATAGTTCTTTTACATCATTGACATTACCAATTCTACCCATTCTACGATTAATCTTAGATTCGTTAGGAGTAGTTTTGTCAGAAGACCTTATATAATCTTGATACATCATAATCATTTCTATATCAGATGATTCTGATAGGGTGAGGACATCGTTCATATTAATTATGAACATATCTTCTGTGGTTGTTTTTAACCAAGGTTCTACCTTATATCCAACAACACCCATTTTACTTTTAATTTCATCAACAATGATTGGATTAGAAACGATGAGCATCGTTCTATCATCTTCTTCTGAGGCAGCAACTTTTGCAAAAAGTTCTTCCCCAGTCTTTAGTTTTAACGTTGCATAAAAATCGTCTTCTATCATACTTTTAGTTGAATAGTGATTATTTCATAATTAAAATTTTCTTCATTATAAGTTTTAATTCTCTCTATGAAATGGTTGAGTGTGTAATTTCGTCTAGACTTGGTGGAACAATCATCAGAAATATCATATAAAGTTGCTTTTACTTTATCTTTTCCTTTTCTAAGAACTCGTCCAATACTCTGAAGATTGCGGATTCTGGACTTACTTGGAGAGGCAAAGATAACATTATGGAGTTTTTTAATATTGATACCTGTACTAAAAGTTCCATAAGAAGCAACAATGATGGCGTTGTTTTCTTTTTCAGTTATTTCTCGTACTTGTTCTCTTTCTACTGCATCTACTCCGCCATGTATAAAAAATACCTTACGGTCACCTCGCTTGTTATTATTTATCTCATCGTAGAGAACCTGTCCATGTGCTTCGACTCTTGCAAAAAGAATGAGAGTATTTCCTTTAAGGTCAAGTGCTAGATTTTTAATGAAACGGTTTCTCTGATCATGAGAGATAAGATATTCGATTTCATCATTGTAAGTTTCAAATGTTTGTGGTTTGTGCTTGAGAACAAGACATTGAATATCTAACTGAGATAGATGTCCCTGTCTCATCAACTCATCAGTTCTGGTTACTTTGTATGATGGTCCAAACAATCCCTCTAGTACCCACTTGTGCGTCTGTGTGCCGTCTAAAGTACCAGTAAATCCAAATCTATACTTTGCATGATGAAGTTTAGTCATGATATTAATCAATGATTTAGACTTGAATAAATGTGCTTCATCACCTATAATGACACCATAGTCTTCAAAGAAAGATCTCTCTAGTTTATATACAGATTGCCAAGTTGTAATTGTCACTGGAGATTCATTACTCTTTTCCTTACCAGAATAAATTTTGTGGCAATATGAATCAGCATCCCAACCATAATCAAGAAAATCCTTGTACATCTGCTCTACAAGAGATGTCGTGGGAACAACTAAAAGAATTTTTTCTCCTCGGTCAACGTAGTATCTTACGAGAGAATAAATCATCAAAGATTTGCCAGAAGCAGTGGGGCTTATCAATAGCTTTCTATTGTGCTTTAGAGCGCCGTATACTCCCTCAATTTGATATTTCCTGGGAGTGTGAGAACAAATAGAATACATATAATCCTTGACACCTTCTAAAGAGATATTATCATTCTCTTCAAATGGTGTACCATAAAATTTATTATCTTCAAACTTATAACTGTATCCATAGTTCTCACAGAAAGATACAATCTTATCTAACAGACCAACATAGATCTGTTTAGATCGCATATCGTAAAGGTGAATCTCTCCGTTCCAATTCCTTCCACGATATTGTGGCATAAATTTTGCATTCGGAACCTCAAACTTAAAGTGGTCTCTAAGTTCGTATTCTATATGAGGTTCTGTATTAATCTTTAAAAATACTTCGTTTGATTTAGATATAACAAGATTGGCAGTCGTATCAATCACGTAGACCCATTCATCTGCAAATATTTATTACATATTCTCAAACTTATATTCTAATATCATTCTATACAACGAATCTCTTAAGTACCAAAGATGTTGTTGTTCCATTGGATGTCTGGCAGGAGATCCTTCCCAATTTTCAATCCTCTTCAAAACACAGTGATGTAAGAGGTGGATATCCTCTATTGTCAAACTAACTGTGTAATCAAATTCTTGACTTGGTTCGAACTCTTCGTTCATTATCCCAATCCTGCGTTGAATCTCATAAACTCAATAGCATTTTTAATTTGGTAAGTTCTATTAGTTATCTGCTTTAAAATACTTTCAATATAAACAAGCATCGTATCATAATAATCTATCTTTAAACATACTGTAGACAATTTTTCGTCGGCGTCGAGATACTTTTGCATAGTATCTTTATCGCGAATCTTTTTTGGAAAAGGATTGTCTATGTATACATCAGGGTCCGCTTTACCACTGAAGTATTCATATCGCTCATGTCTGATATTTTTTCTTTGTTGCTCTGCTTTCTTTCTCATTAAAAAGATAGTGTTATACATTTCAAAATACTTCGCATGGAGAGAAGGGATTCCTAAAGATTCTTCATGTAGATTGTCTCTATCTATTTTTGAATCTTTTTCCCAAATCTCTTGAAGTTTATCAAGATCGATCATAAAGGATTGTTTCGCATATCAACTATATTGTACATAGTATACTTGAAACTTACCTCTGCTGTAAAGTACTCGATATCTGTATCAGTTGCATCGAAAGTAACAGTTGAAAGGGAAGTTGGAAATACATCTTTAAAGGTTACTTGAAACTTAGGAACCAAGTTATTACTGAGGATTTGTAAGGTAGCGTCGGAATAGATATTCAATCCTTCATTATAATATTCTCCACCAACGTCACCAGGTCCAAGTAATTGTAAGTTTGTGATATCTTTTTCAGATTCGGGATATCCCAATCCACGTATCCATTTCTGGATTTCCATATAATTACCAAGATCTTCATCAACCAAGAATCTGATCGTCAAATCCCCAAACTGAACCTTATCTCCGGGGATATCAAGATCTCTCAGATAAGTTGATTGAGTTGCTGTTCCCATATCCATTGATGGGATATTTGCTTGATTGCAAAAGAAAGCAACTTGAGGACTTCTCTTCAGGAGAAATTTAAATCCTGTTGGGGAAAGAAAATTTCTATTTTCAATTTGTCTTGATGAAGTATCAGGCATTATTATTCGCTAACAACAGTAGCACCTGTCCATCCACCATTCTTTCCATCCGAATTGGTCATATCACCTGATGGATCACTGGAGTAGACTTTTCTCTCAGAAAAATCATCAGTCCATCTTCTATTACCAGTGTAGTAAACATTTATACTGGAATTAATTAAACTGGGTTTTTTAATATGGTATGCCATTTTTAATAGTTCTCTACATTTTTATTTAGCATAAAAAAAGAGGGTCCGAAGACCCTCCAGTATGTATATGTGAATACGGATCACATGAGGTTCTTGACAGTAACGCGCTGATAGTAGCGGTTGCTGTTGACGCGGAGGCGTCCAAGTCCCTGAGTAGTTCCTTCTGCGAATGGGTTGGAAACAAGACCATAACGAGTCTTGAAGCCAATTTTGGGCTGGAAGGAGTTCTCTCCAACAGCACGAACCATCTGGAGGGGAACGTAAGGGCAATAGAACAGACCTGCGTCATAAGGGGAAGTACCCTTGTAACCAACAACGTAGTATTGGTTAGCAGCAGAGTTTGCAGAATAAGGATCGATGTATACACGATACTTACCTTGCAGAACACCAGCGAAGGTGTTACCCGTGTCATCAACGTTAAGGTTAGCGTTGAGTGCAGGGGTGTAGTCGAGCACACCAGCCATGGTCAGTGCAGACGCAACGTCAGCAGAACACATGATGATGTTGCCCTTTCCTCTACGAGTTCTTTGGGCGATGCGGTTTGCATCTCTCTCGATTTGGAACAGAAGACCTTTGAACTTCTCAACAGACCAACGTCCGTTTGAGTCGATGTCAAGGTCAAACTCACCTTGGGTTGCAACGTTGGTAGCAGCACCTTGCTCAGCAACCTTATAGATGGTTCTGATGACTTCTCTGTTGATTTCCGCAAGGATTTCAGTAGAGAGGATGTTAGCAAGTTCTGCTTCAGCGTTAAGACCGTGGATTGCCTTAAGGTCTTGTGCCAGTTCCAAGGAGTACTCTGCTTTCAGAGCTCTGGACTTAGCGGTTACAGTGACTTTCTCGATCGAGAATGCCATCTGGTTGAATGCCGTTGCACCAGTTCCATCAAGTGCTTCAGCAGTGTCGGTACGCATACCCTGACCTACATCGTAGGCAGTAGAGGTAGCGGAACCAGTTGGGTTCAGGACACCAGGATTAGTACCAGACTGAGAAGTAGTACCAAGACCAGCAGCAACATCGGTGAAACCGTTGGTGTTGTTGAGTCCTGCGGGTTGTCCAGAGAACGCGGAATCGACTTCATCGAAGAAGGTCTCGCTTCCAGACTGATCGGTCTTACGGGAGCGCATCGCGAAGATGAGTCCAGTAGGTCCGCTCATGGGTTGAACGCCTGCGAGGTCATATGCGACCAGGTTAGGCATTGAGCGTCTGATCAAGGAGATCAGAACGGGGTCGAAACCAGCAGTAGGACCTGCAGCAGCAGAGGAACCGGTGAATCCACCGTTGCCTACTTGGTTCGTTGGTTGCTCGGTAAGCATTCCGCCTTGATCAAAGGCAGACTGCTCACGCATAAATTTTTCTTGGTTTTCGAGCAGGACAGCGGTAACAGCTCTACGATGAGAATCTTGAATCTTATCGCATCCTTCAGCGTTTAGAAGGGGTGCCCACTTTTCCTGCAACTGTTCGGATTGGAACATTTGCTTAAAGTGTAATGTTTACGTTTGATTTAATGTTAAATTCAGTTTTGCTTTCCGAAAGAACCTAAGGTTCTCAGGTATGCTGACATAGATGCAGAATGAGATTCAAGTCCCTCTGCACTATCTACACCCTCAGAAAGGGTTTCGGACTTAGCATTGGAAATCTCTTTCTTAGAGTTGAAATACGACTCTTTGAGGGTTTCCAGTTTGTCACGATATTGTTCTTCACTTTCAAACTCTACACTTTCGGAAAGTGAAGCGAGTTTCTCCTTCTGAGTAGACGCGAGTCCTTCAGAAACTTGATCAAGAATACCATCGGCGGTTGCTTCGGAGAGGCGACCGTTTAAATTGATGTTCTTCTCAATCTGCTCGTTGAGTTTTGTCTCCATATCATCAAGTTTTTCTACCATGCTCTCAAGCACATCATACTTATCTTCAGGGATTGATACATAATGTTCTTCAAAAAGACCCTTCATTCCTTCAAGGAACGATTCGGTCATTTCAGTCTTGAGACCTGCCTCAATGGCAAGTGAGTTTTCTTCAAACCACTCGTCAGAGACATACTCAAGATAAGAATCTACACGCTCAGCGAGGGATTCTTTAGCAGACTGAATTTCTTCTGCCAATTTTTCTTGATACTGTGCTTCCAGTTCTTCTTTAACGGCAGCAACCTTAGAGTTGATTGCTGCTTCAAAGATGGTCTTTGCCTTTTCTTTGAAATCTTCGGAGAGTTCTTCGCCACCGAGGAGAGCATTGACATCTTCTTCGACATCATACTCGGCAACAATTGTTTCTTCTTCCGAAACTACATCTTCAGTAGAAGTAGAAATTTCTTCCTCTTCGATGGTTTCTTCGGTCGAAACTTCTTCTTCTTCCTTCATGCCTTTCATGGGATCTGCTTTACCAGCACTCTTAGTTACTACATCCTTAACTTGCTTAAGGGTTCCACCAGGTGTCTTCAGTTTCGCTGAATCGTCATCTGATTTATAATTTTCTGGGGTAGGACCACCAAGATCCTCGACACTTGCTAACTGGGTTCCTGGATCTGCCATGGTAGGCATGGGATCAGCAGGTTTTGCCCCAGCATTAACAGCGGTGCGGGATTGCTGTGTCTTTACATCCATTTCTTGTAATTTTTTACCACGAGACATTTGAACTCTCCGTTTTTTCCGTATTAAAACTATATTTATTTATAAAATTAAAGATTAGATAAGAAGTCATTGAATAAGTTTAACTTATTCTCATCTAATTGTTTTTGGTCTACAAGTGTATTGATTTGCTTGTATGTCTTCTCAGCAAACTTCTCACGAAGAATACCTCCATCCCATACCCAATCCTTACCTTCCATAATACCTTCAACAAAAGCATCTGGTGCAGAAGGATCCGCAACGATATCAGCAGCAGTTGCTAACATAAAATCATCACCGACAATGTTAACACCTTCACGGGTCTGCTTTAATGAACCAATACCGCGAGATGAAACCCCGAGTTTTACACCTTCACCGATAAGTGACTGTGCAATCATACCCATAGGAGTGCTGAGAATCTTTGCTTTTCCAACAAAGTTAGATCCACTTTCTCTAAGTGATACAATTTTATGAGAAACTCTATCTAGATTGACAGTGGGTCCATCAGGATGTCCAAGTTCTCCAAGTGCTCTACCAGCATTAACATGTGCTTCATTATAGCGACCCACTTCACGACGAAGTGTTTCCATCGGATACATACGACCATTACGGTTTTTGATGTTTCCTTGAAGGAATACTCCTTCAATATACATAGATTTTTTGCCGTTTTTAGATTCGACAAGAAACTCTACTGATTCTATTTCTTCTCTGATTAGTTTCATTTGACTGGTAGATTATTTTACTTGAAATTAAGTGCGTGCGTCTACATTAACTTTAGTTCCTTTTAACGCAGCATTACCTCTCAGACCCTGACCGATATCTATGTGGATAACGAGAGAACCTGCAGCGGGAACTGTTATAGATCCTAGGTCTGCATCATCATCGGCATTACGAACAGTCACATCATAATCATTTGTATTGTCAGTATTGCCAATATAAACTGCTGTTGAGGTTTTAAATTTGGTTGTACCTGTTGCCAACGCAGTGGCATCTCCTAAGACTTTCATCTTTCCTAACTTTCAGTATAATTTATTTATATTAAACGCCATCACTGGTCTCAAGTTCCTCATCATCAACTTCAACTTCAATAGGATCCTCTCCGGCAAATACACCATTTGCTACTATCGGACGAAAAGCATCAAGTCTTTCTGCCGATTTCGTATATAGCATATCTTTGAGAGCATCACTGATTTGAGATGGTGACTCGTCAGCAATCATCATATCTAAAAGGTCATCCATTTGGAATTGTATAGTAAACAACTAGATTTATTTATATTTCGCCACCCTTGGGTAATTCGGGTGCTTCTGTTGCAGATCCATCTATTTCAGGTTCCATCACTGGAGCACCTAAATCTCCACCAGTACCTTCTGGTGCAAAGGGCAATCCTGTCGAAGGATCAATAGTTGCAGGGTCAGGAATAATACCTTTCTTAATTTCATTTTCAATCAACTTATCCTGCTCAATAATCTCCATATCAGTTTGACGTAGGATTTTACGACGAACATAATCTTGAGAGTAATACTTACCAATATATGGTTCTGCAGTTGCAGCTAGAGCCAATCTTTCATTCATCAACTCTGCTTCTTTTAATTCAGAGAAGTGATTGTCATACAGGAAATCATACTGAATGTGCTCACTCATAATCTCCCAATCTTCTGGGGTAATTACATTCTTCAGGAGTAATTGGGTCTTCAGCATGTCATTAAACATGTTGGAGAATCTCTTTCTTAAACGAGAAACAAACTTGGTGAACTTAAGTTCATCTCTTAAGATCTCAGAAGATCTCCCCAAGTTAAACCCACCTTCTCCATCCATTCGTGATGGAGGGACGTTAAGCGAACGGTAGAGTTTCTTTTTAAAATATTCAATATCAGTGATTTCACCCAGGTTTTGTCCGCCAGGGAGAGTGGAGATTTCGGTTCCTCTTCCACCCTCACGCCTGGGAAGCCAGAAGTCCTCAAGCATTGCCATGTATTTTTTGTCATCACGAATCTCTCCAGTGTTCGCATCGTATACGAGTTTGTTACGATAACGCATCATAACGTCACGTAGATATTGTTCTGCTTTTTGCTTAGGAAGATTGCCAACATCAATGTAGAAAATTCTACGTTCTGGTGCTCTTGATAGTCTGTAGATAACAAGACTATCCTCAATCATCCGAAGTTGATTAAGAGACTTAATTGCTTTGTGAAGGTAAGAAAGAGTTGATCCTTTATTTCTATCTACTAAACCAGAAGTACAGTATGTAACTGAATCTCTAGCAATTTTAATTCCTTGATTTGCACTAGACTGCATGGGGTTTCCGCCATATGTAGTCTTAGGATTGTAAATAAAATACTCTTCAATTTCAGGGAAATCATAATCCATAGGATTATCACTTCTAGAATTAACTAGTAAATTATTTCTACCATCATTTGGTTTTTTCTTTTGCTGTCTAACATAACGCATTTTCATAGCGTCAATGTAACGCAACTCTTGAATACCTTCTTCAGGTTTCTTTATATCAATAATTTTATGATAATAGATACGACCATCAACATACCAGTTACGGTAAATTTCATGTGCTTTTTTATCAAAATCCAATAAATCTAAGATATACTTAAACTCTTTACGAATTTTTGTTTTAATGCCATCACTGGCATTTAAATTTGAAAGTTCTATTTCTACAGGACTATCATTTGAGTCTGAAACAACTGCCTCATTTACAATATCTTCAATTGCACTGTCTGCTTCTGGATGAAGTGACATTTCACGATATCGTTTGATTAGTTCAAACTCATTTTTAAAAACACCTTCAATGTCTACATGAGTACCAAAAAAACCACTACTCATATAGTGGTCAGACCCATCCTCATTGTTGGGAGGAACGGGACTGACTGCACTTGGAGATAGTGGTTCGGTGTCCTCTATTGAGAACCCAAATAACTTGGACATGATTATATTAATCTAAGTTTCCTTAGACTATTTAGACCAGATATCAAACAGACTGGGGATACCAGTAGTTAACTGCAAATTCTACAGTAAATTCTTCAATAGTATCCGTAGTATCGTAAGACAGGTCAATTGCAGAAATATTAACTGGAAAGATGTCTGCAAATTTATACTTTGCAATAGTCTCAAGACCAGTTCCCTTGGAGTTGTTTACACCGTAACCAACGTTAGACTTTTTCCTGCCTAAGTGTTTAACGGTAGCAGATCTCATATAATCTGAGGGATTGGTTGCACCAGATGCTTCTTGATAGTTAGCAACGAACTGTGCCCATTCTTCAAATGCTCTTCTGATTTTGAAATCAGTGTCATTAATGACGGTAATGGTCCAGTTATCAAATGTACGGTCACCATTAACTTTGAAAGTACGTCCTCTAAAAGGAACATCAATCGAAGCTACATTAGAAGCAGGAAGGTTTGCTGCCTTACACATATATTTAAAAACGTCTCCATCATACTTGGCAACCCCCGTAGGAAGATCGCCAGGTGTGATTTCAACCTCAAATAGATTGGGGCGTGCGCCGCCCCCTACAAGTTTTGATTTAAAGTCGGTAAGTGAATGTGCCATTTTTAATTCTCCTTATTGTTATTTAGATAATAATATAATCAAACTCTACCTGCTACTTCTTCAAAACTGACGCCAGTTCTGGTAGCAACGAAAGTAAGTGTTACGTAGTTGATGCTCTTAGCAGGTTTCAGGAAGATGTCTGCTCTGAACTCATTATTATCAATAACATCAGGAGTGTTATTTGTACTGTCACAAATAACCAAGAATCCGTAGAGTCCTCTCTTCGCTTCAATATCACGCAAGAAGGGTTCAACGATGTTTCTAAAGTTTGCTCTCGTTAACTCATCATTGAGTTCAAAGAGTTGAGCTTGTGCTGCTCTCTCAAGTGCTTGCTCAATAGTGAGGAACAAACGACGAACGTTAATTCTGTCAAATGCGGAGGCATATCCAAGAGCAGTCTTGTCTCCAAACAGAAGTGTTCCGATACCAGGTGTGGTGATAAAGGAGTTAACTCTGTTAGGATACAGTTTGTCTCTTTGTGCTTTGGTTGGGTTGTATGCAAGTTTAACCGAGTTGTTGATAACTCCACGCTGTTGTCCGGCAGGCGAGAACCATGGGAATGCAACCAAGTTTGTGCGAGTCATCAGACCAGCAACATCTGGGTTACATGGTACATAACGGAAGATGTTGTTAAATCTGTCATACTGATACTTGTAACCACTATCGAAGATCGCGTATGAAGACGATTGAAGTGGAGCAAAGTAGTTAATTAAGTTGTTTGTTTGAGTCGTGGTGTTGGTGATGTTAACCAAGTTTGCTCTATGAGGACCAACAACCGCAACACAATCTTTTCTTGCATTTGCAAGAGAGATGATGTAGTTTGCCTTTGCCTGTGAATCAGACTCATTGGTACAACCAGGACCCATGATCAGGTAGTCAACTTCAATCTCGTCTTTGTTTTCAAAGAGTTGATAAGAAGTGATGAGGCTAGAAAGTTCTGCCTTCATTCCGTTTGCTGCGGAATAATCAACACCACCACCAAGAGTGAAGGTCTTATTACCAAGAACAGAGAAGGTTACATCCTGAGAATCAAGTCCGAAGAGACCGTCGCCAGTTGTAACTGGAGTAAAGTCAGTGGAGAATCCAGATGCTCTAGGTACGCAAGTAGAACCGCCACTGGTAGTGATACCAGAGGAAAGGTTGTATCCAGAGTAGACATTTGCAGAGAAGTCTGCAATATAGTCCTTGTAGTAGTTCTTAGTAGGAGCGTTGTAATCTGAGATAGCATCTCCTGCTTTGGAGAGATTCAAGAAATTCTCAATCAGATTACCCTTGATACCAGTAATACTTCCGGTATCATCAACGACAGCAACGTGGATACCATCGTTCTTACCATTTCTATCGGTTACAAAGACGTTAGACGTAGGTCTTGGAGCGATAGACTTCCAGAACAGAGTAGAGTTGCTTAAACCAAGAGTTTGTTGATCATACCAGTCAACTGCAGTTCCAGGTGTATATACTTTATTAGGAATTATACCCGTGGTATTAACACCAGCGTTGTTGACAATGTTCAGTCCAGTTCCAGTTCCGAATGCTGCGAAGGAAGTACCCTCTGCATAATCGATTTTGGTTTCGGTGGATCCAGTACCGACAGTTTCTACGCGAGAAACAACTTTGATATCAATTGTACTAGAATTGCCACTAGAGTCCGTCGTCAGACCCGTGATGATTCCTTTCAGGAATCCAGTAAATTCAGAGGTAGTTCCAGTTCCAGGAATTACAACTCCACTCAGGGAAGCGGTAACTCCAAATCCGATTTGTGCTCCAGCTTGACTGAGAGAAGTGGTTGCTATGCCAACAGTTTGATCTGCAAAATCATCGATGTAGCAGACTTTTAAACCGTTGCCCCAAGCACCAGGGTTCTTAGCAGCATAAGTAAAAGTATTATCACTTTCCTTATGGTTCTGCTGATAATCGTCGTAGTTATTAATTTTTAAAGATGTTGTTGAAGCAATACCAACACCCGCGTTAGCATTGTTCAGCTGAGTATCATCTGTTCTTACAACCTTAAGAACTCCTCCATAGGAAAGATAGTTTGATGCACTCATCCAGTACTCATATTGAGCATCTGTCGAGATTGGTTTACCAAACGTACTAATGAGGTCTTGCTCAGTGCTGATGTCAATTGGTTCGTCAACAGGTCCAATTGCAAAAGGTCCCGCAATCGCTCCTATATTATCTAATACGTTCTCAGCTCTTCCTACTGTAAGGTCAACCTCCCGGACTAATACGCCTGGAGACAATTGAGGAGTCGCCATGTTTTTTTCTCCGTGGTCTCATGTTTAACTGAAAATATTTATTAAAAACGATGTTTTCACAGGGGAAATATGACGTGAATTACCAATCTGGGTATTCCCATCTTATACCTGGTTTTTTATTTGACAATATTCTTTTTATTGTACATTCTTTGCATTCATAAGAATATGATGAAGCAACCGGTCCTCTATCCTTTCTTGTTCTATAAAATCCATCAATTAAATTTTTTGTTATTCCACAGGTTCTACATTTTCTATCTTGTAGTAAAAGGTGACCAAGTTTTATTTGACCATCAAGATCCATTAGCGATATTCCCACATAAAAGATCTATCACCATATTCATCTGCTTTGAACCAAGTATCTCCTTCACCATCAACAAAACTGTTATCATCTAAACCATCATTTAAGAACCCAAATGGAGCCATGTCCTGTTCTATTTGATTTTTCTGTTCCTCATACAATCTCTTACGAACATCTTGATCAGTCAACTCCTTAAAGTAATCCATCTGGACTAACCAGGCATAAATGACAAGACACATTGCTAAGTCATCATTGCACCCTTCCTCAGCTTCAAATGAATTGTGTTTAGATATAAATGTTGTTAGTTCAGAAATAATCTCATAATCATTAAAGATAACTTTATCTTCTTCTATAAGAGTCTTAAGATTAAGTGATCCAACTTTTTTTACAGTCTTGGACATCTTAACTCCCAATTGAGTTTTCTTACCAGAGAATCCCTGTCCTACAATTTGACCTGCTCTACCTCTCATGGAACACATGAGAAGATTTTGATATTCAAGATCATACTGTAAAATACTTGCAACCTGATCACCAATATCATTAACTTCGCATAAGATATATGCACTATTATAATTTTTTGCTATTTCGTAAATAATATTTGGAAACAACATTGGTTTGATATCATTGTTTCTATATTTTGCAACTATCTTATGTGGAAACTCTGTGATATCTACAACTACGAATGCTGAGTAGTCTTCTCCAACTCCTCTAGCAACGTCAACTGTCATAACATAATCGTGATCCTGTATTGGATTTTCATACACATCCAATCCAGCATTTCTTTGTATTGGATTGTCGTATATTAAAGTTCTCAATTTACTTGGAGCAATCAGAGTATTGACCGATCCTAAAAATTCACACTCAAACTCAACTTTGAATTGTGCTTCTGAGGTATTTGCAATTGTAGTCTCTTTCCACTTATCATCTCTACCAGGAACTTCTGACCAGTGGACATCTGTTGGAATATATTCATTTTTACCTTTTTCAGCATCGTGCCACATACGGTAGAAATGATTCATACCATGTGGTGTAGATACAATAATTACTTTGGTGTTTTTACCAGAAGTAATAGTAGGATAAACAGATGCAAAGAACGAGTCTGCAACATGGTTTGGAACGAATGCGAATTCGTCGAGGAAGAGAATGTTAAACGACATGCCTCGGACAGCACTTGCAGACGTAGAAGCTGCCAATATCTTACTGCCATTTTCTAACTCCAGAGATCCTTTGTTCCATGCAATAATACCCTGCTGCATCCATTTGGGCAAGTTCTCATATGCAGTTTGTAATCTTCCTAGAAGTTCTCTAGCAGTTGCTGCTTTGTTAGCAAGGATGCCAATATTAACAGAGTCATTGAATACCGCATAATGAAGAAGATAAGAAACAACTGTAGTACTTTTGCCAGTTTGACGGGGCATTTTACAGATGTTAAATCTATTCTCATGAAAATTATTGATTAACTTTTCTTGGAAATGATATGGATGAAACTGAGTAAGACCCTCATCCAAAGAAACAATTTTTATATATTTGTTAGCAAAATAGACAGGATCTTCTTTGCATCTCATAAACTCAAGAATTTGTTCTTGAGTAAACTCGATTGCAGTATTTGCTTTTTTTAGATTGGGATTACCAAGATATACATTATCAGACATAAATTACTCAGCAATTCCACTTTCTAAGTGATTTATTAATTCTACTATCAGGATCTCTTGCGGTTTTAGCAGAAGTTAATTTACTTTTCATTCCCTTCATTCGAGCGCAGAAGGATGCCCTCCTGGGATTTCCAACCTTCTTGCTTGGTGCCTTAAGGTCAGATCCTGGATTTTCCTTTTCATAAGACTTGCGTCCTTTTTCGTTGAGTCCACCTTCTTTATTTTTTCCTGATTTTTTTGTCCATGCTGCTCCTTCTGCAACTTGGAGCAATGGTTGTCCTGGGACATAATCGGCGGTTTGGTAACTTTGTACTCTTGCGCCAGGATAAACTTTGTCTACTTCAATCTGTACTTCTGCTCTAGTAGGAACTCTGGTAGAAGGGAAGAACATTCTAAGTACATAATATCTACCTCTCCAATTGAGAGATGTCATAATAATATTGCCAGTTCTAGATGGCATTCTAACCGCTTCACTCATTGGTTTTACATAATTCTTATTGGGACCTAGTTTGCCACCGTTGCCACCTCTAGGTTTATCACATGGAGACATTCCATGAACAGGACAATCTTCACCTTCATGAGTGTGGTTACACCCTTTCTTTTCATCAATTTGTTCAACTTCTTCTTTTTTGACACAGTTTGGATATCTCTTTCCAAACATGGTCTTCATGCCTTTCTTTTCATAACCTTTCCAACACTTTTCATCGAGTTCGGATCCCGATGTATCAAGTTCAAATTCTTCCTTCTTGGATTTATTTCCCCAGTTCTTTGCACCTGCTTTTCTGCATTTGACTAGTGCTCCTGACGCATATGCACTTGGCCATACAGAGTAACGTGACTTGACCTTATGATAGCAAGCGTCTTTTTCCCCCGCTGCTTCATCAATGTCGATCTCATCACCTACTTCTACATTATTTTCTACGAACCATCCACGGTTTACTTCCAAAGCACAAATTACCTCTCCATCAGAAGCAACTGGACTTTCCTCATATGGTTCTAATTGTTTGATGCTTTCAATAATACCTTCCTCTGTAATGAATGCAATATCAAGAGGAATTTTTGTTTCTGTCATATGAAAAGACTGATTTGCAACTTCATCAAAGATGAACAACATCCCACTATTAATATCCAAACTTTCACGGAACATAAGTCCCAGATTAAAATCCCTAATATTATTTGGTATTTCAATTTGGAGTGGTAAGGTTGTAAATTCTTCAGTCTTCACGTTGATTGCCTTCCCTTTTCTATTTGGATTTGGATCTTTTGCATTCTTTCTACGAAACGCTGCTTGCTCCTCATCTTTAGAGAGATTGCGTTTCATTTTTGAAGAACCACACTTTGGTTTTGTGGTTTGTCCTGGTTGCTTGGCACAAGGTTTTCCAGCGTATTTCCCACCCAGTTGAACCCAACCAGGCTTGCCATCACTAGACTTACTCTTGCCAAACCAGTCACGCAGAGAAGAATCACCACTTTTCGATTCACTTACTCCTCCACCATTACCATTACCATTGGAACCATTACCATTACCATTAGAACCATTATCATTCTTATTCTCATCATCATCTACAGAATGACCATTCTCCTTACGGAGATATCCGGCACGACCTACTGCCTTAAATCCCTGAGGGATTGGTTTACACTTTTTATCGGTGTAGCAATAGTATTGTCCAGAAGGACATTTACCGTTTTTCTTCATGTTAGCAATAGTTCATAGAGATATTTATAAGATATTATCCGTCTAATGCCACAGTAAGACCAAGAGTCATACCAGGTAGTGACTGCCAGGATGTTCCATCATAAAACTCAAGTTTTAATGATGTTGTATTGAAGATAATAGCACCTTGCGAGAAAGATCCAGCATCCCTAGCAGTCGTTGTATATAATGGTGGATAGAATGCAGTAGATGCCTTAACCGTTGAAGCAGTTACAATTCCGGCATAATCAGCACTACCAGAAGATAAGATTGTTACTCCAACTCCAGGACCACTTTCATAATCATATCCAACATTTATTTGAGTTCTAGCAGTTACAATACCAATAGAATCAACATTAATTTTATTTTCAGTTCTGAGTGTTCCACCAATAGTTACATTTCCATCAACATATTGATCTCCACCAACATAAAGTGCAAAATCAGTTCTGGCAGTTGTTGCAATACCAACATTTTTAGTAGTACTAACACCAATAGTATCAGAGGACCATGTTCCACCAGCTCCAACACCACCACCATCCTCAACTTTCCACTTATTAGTGGCATCATTCCACTTTAGGATATATCCATCCTGCAATCCAGAAATGTCTACATCGTCAAGATCTTTGATGAATCCTGCACCACCGCCACCGATAGATCCAAGTTGATATTGTACCCTTTCTACAAATCTTTTGTAATGCTGTTGTAACTGGTCTAGAGTAACAAAATTTTGATCCAGAGGAGTTAATGGATCAGAGTTTTTAATATCAGGGGGATCTTCTCCAAGAGGAACATTTGTTTCTGCTAAAAGTTTTTGCTCTTCTTTCAGTTGTTTCTGAGAAGACTTGATATCTTCAATAATTTTATAAAGACCTTTAATATCAGACTTCACATAATCAAGGTCTTTATCATAATATTTGACTTCAGGAAGACCAGAAATCTCTTCCTTCAATTCAGTAAAATACTTGAGAAGCAACTCATCAGTTTTTACACTGGTGTAGTTAATTTCTTTTAGTTCTTTGTCAAGATTTTTCTTAAGTTGATTATATTCTCCAACAATTTGTTTCTTTAGTTTGCGATCATCATCTTTAAATTCTTTATGGTATTCCCACATCTTTAATGATGAGGATCTCAATTCCTTCCAAATTTTATCTTTCTCTTCGTCAATACGTTCGTTTACTTTTCCATCAAGATTAATAATATCTGAATTAATCTTAGTCGTATTGTTAAAATATTTTGCTTCTACATCTTCAGAAAGTTGTTCGATGTCATACTCAATCTTTCCTCTCAACCCTTCAATTTTATCACTAACTTTTACGAAATCATCATCAATGATACTAAAAGTTTTACCTATCCAAGAAAAATCTGGGACTTCATTTATTTCATTAACCCATTTAGGAAATTTTGGGATCGATGATTTTACCTCATCAATAGCTCCACAAATTGCCTCAATCTCAGCATCATAATATTTTACTTCGGGTAGGTTGACTACATCAGTTTGAAGACTATCAATTCTGTCTTCAATGGCGGTTACTTGCTCATCATAATATTTGACTTCTGGAAGATCTTTGATTTGTTCTCTTACCAGATCAATCTGTCCACATATTGCTTCTACTTCTCTATCGTAATATTTGACTTCTGGAAGTTGAGAAATCTGTTCTGCAAGATCTTCAAGTTCTCTATCATAATATTTGACTTCTGGAATGTCTGGGATGTCTTTTCTGACATCATTAATCAGACGAATTAATTCGGGAAATGGTGGGATAATATCTTTTACTTCTGCAAATGCATTCCCATCAGCATCTTCAATAGTTTGTGTTCCTTCTTCTATCTCAATATAGTCTTCTACAGAAGGGAGTTCCTCTGCGTTCTCTTCTGTAATATAATCTTCTATTGATGGGAGACTTTCATCTCCACCAAAATCCTCATATGAGGGTAAATCCTTTGACATCTTATTAGTACATTAATACTTCGGGATTTCTCTCCCTTCCAATTTATTTAGGATCCTCCTTAAGTCCATCTTTCAGCATTTTTGCTAAGTCCGCAGTAGATCCAACAAATAGAGCGTTATTCACGGTTGATGGTCCTTTAACCTTTTCCTCTGCTTCTACGTCTTTAAGTTTCTTTTGGAGGTCTAATAGTTTATCTGTAGCATCAGCAACGTTTTTAATTAACTGACCTGCAACTTCATATGCCCTTGGCATTTCACTTTCTTGTGCAAGTTCAAGAACTCCGTTTAATGCCTCTTGTCCTTTCTCGATGATAGAGTAAAGATTACCCCTAGTGTATTCATAATCTTTTTTGATATCATCAACACCTTCTTTTACTTTTTCAATTTTATCTCTAATTACTTCTGGTTGAACAACATCACCCGAGTCCGAAGTGTCAAAAGTCTCGTTGAGTTTGTTGAAGTTTTTTGTCATAACCATCAGAATGCACCATCAAAACCAAAGTCATCACCAGATTCAATAAGTGCATTATCCGCAGGAGTGATTTTCTTAACATCTGCGCCATTAACATGAACTGCTGCTGTTGTATTATCTTGTCCACGTCTAACTGTTAATTTATTACCATTAATGGATTTGATATAAAGTTCCTCAGTACCAATATTAATGTAAGTATCTGCAGCAAGTCCGCTAGCATCAGCGACTTCGATGTAAATTGATTTAGCAGTAACATCTCCTGCAAGAGTGGTCTCAATATCTCCGGTATAATTTTTGATTGCTCTAGGTGTAGCAGAGTAAGTATACTCCCTAGATGCACTTGAGGAATCTTTGCCCGTAAGATAAGTGACCGTTGCTTTTTTGATGATATCTTTGGAAACCTTGGTAGAAGGTCCAAACATATAAGTTTTTGCAGTAAATCTTAAAGTGTAAAGAAGAACTCTTCTAGAACTAAAGTCTCCCTCATATTCATCAGACATTGTAATATTTTCTAATACTACAGGAATATCTCTTTTTTCTTGTAATGCTTCTACTAATTCTACAGATAAATTATATGCTGGTTGAAAATATGGTAAAATTTGTTCTACGATTTGAAGCGCATCATCATTTAATTTTGTCATGATGCTTAACTCAAATGCCATATTATATGGAACTGGCATGTAAGATTTTTTTGTCTCAGACCCATCATTAGGATCTTTAACTGTAAAGGTTTGAGTTGTTGTTACTTTTCTAGCTGGATCATATGTTAACCCAGTAAACTCAAAAGACATCCTTGGCAAAGTGATTGCAAAGGGTTTGTTTAAATCTGGAGACTGCTCTAATCTTGCAAGAAATTTTTGAGTAGGACCGTATGCAAGAGGAACCTTGATAACACTAAACACATCGTCGTCAGAATCAGACTTTTTAATTGAAATATTGTTAAAAAGTGTACCAAAAGATATGATGGTTCTTCTCAATATTTCGTTGTAAAAATATTCAAACATAGTTTAATCCTACAAATCCTGACACTATTGTGTGTTTTTATTTAGGGGGTGCCGAAAGGATTCTGTTCTGAGAAGTCTAATATGGAATCTGCTTCAGTTTCAATGTTAATATTATCGGCAAATCCATCATCAGCAGGTTGAACATCAACAACTCTAAGTTCATAAGAAGCCCCTGATGTAGAACCAACGATATTTTCTCCAATAGAAAACTCTCCATCAACCGTTCCAAGTTCAAGATTGTTAGTTGTCGCATTCCAAACCCTAACCCTACCTGTTGTTCCACTAATAGATCCAGTAACAATTTCATTGAAGGAGAAAGTTCCAGATCCGCCAGCACCAGGAGAAGAAATAGTTATTGATGGAGCGACAGTATACGCAAGACCTGCATTAGTGATGTGAATTGCTGAGATGGTTCCAGCAGCACTAACGACTGCTGTGGCAGCAGCAGATACGGTGGATACCCCAGTAATGGTAACCACTGGATTCTGGGTGTATCCTCCACCACCAGAAGTGACTGTAATGATACCAACAACACCGTCACCGATAGTTGTCGTTGCAGCTGCACCAACACCGTTAGTTCCACCACCACTAAAAGATACAGATGGTGCTATGGTGTACCCTGCTCCTGAATTGACGACGTTAACTGCCTGAACAGACCTATCCTTAGGATTAACATTCAAATTACATACATTAATCCCACCAATCATGGTAGCAATACCTACAGCAGTCGTTCCTCCTGCTGGAGCGGAAGACACGCCAACTGTAGGGATGCTACTATACCCACCACCTCTATTTGTAATAGTGAAGAATCTTACACCACCATTAAATATTGCTGCTGTTGCTGTGGCACTGGAAGCAGCACCTACAAGAGTAAGTGTTTGAGTTGGTCCTTGAATGGTATTAATGCCATCATCAGTTAGACCATCATAATTTTCACCAATTAAATTATTATCAACATCTTCAATACCAGTTGCAATAACCTCATCCTGAAGTCTAAAGAGTTCACAATACAACTCATAAACATAGAGATTTTGTAACTGATAATATGGTTTAGCGTATTCTACATCTTTAATTTCATAAATTCTATCATCAAGAGGGAACCAAATAAGGTCTCCTCCTTTGGGTCTAGTTGACAGTTTTACATTTGATTGATCTTGAATTAAAGGAGTTATATAGTTTTCAAATCGTTCTCTTGAAATAATCAATCTCACTTCATCCTGAGATTGAATACCAAACTTGGATAATATATTACCCGCACCAGAATATTGATCGTAGTTATCGATATATGCCTCCAGAGGAAGCGCAATATCAAATTTAGATTGAACTACTTCTCTAATTACAGTATTTTCTGTTAAATATTTTCTGGGTAGATAAAATATATCCACTCCATATGTTCTCAACTGTTCATTAATTAAATCTTGAACAAGATTTTGCTCACCAGTAGTACCTTGTGTAAAATATGGATTGAGCATAATCTTATCCTATCATGTCTAAAGGTGGAAGTTCATAAGTATTAGACATCTGCTCCTTAATCTTATCTAATTCCCTTTCAGCATCATCATAAATTTGTCTGCCATTCAATTCAATTCCTCCTGGAAGTTTTACTCCTTGGAATTTAATTAAGTTCTGACCCCACTGTCTTTTTATTAAAGCAGTAAGATATCTTTTTAAAAATGAATCATTATAAACCCTTGCAAAATCATTTGGGTCTAAAAGTCTCCAACAATCAAGTATAATATACTCGTCTTTTTGTACATTACCCCAATCAATATCCAAATATAATCTATCTTGTCTCTGATTAAATCGTATTTGTTTTTCCGTATTTAACAGAAAATCAATGTCAGAAAGATATGTCTTTGTCATTGCATATGACAACATTTCCAATGAATTGAAAAAATATAAGTCATTTAAAAATAACTGATATTTTAGACTAAACATTCCACCGGATATTGTGCTATTATCAAACCTAAAAACTTTATTGATACCAATTACTGCTGGCGGAACTTGAATGTAATTACTATTTTCTTCGTATGAAAATGTTACACTAGCTCCATCAATATTAGAACTTGCGGTTGTAGTTACAATTCCTGCAGTGCTACTACCACCTCTCGCTCTACCTCTATCTATATCGTCTTGTGTTATTTTATATTTTAAGTACGTTTGAACTACCCCATCAAAATGCCTTTCGTGAAATAGCTGAAGGGCATCATCAACTAGATCATCTATTTGCTCATCGGCAACATTAATCTCCAGCACTGGTGCTCCCAGTTGCCTCTTACAATAGTTAATTAAATCTGCTCTACTTGCTGGTTGCGCCATTTATTCCACAAGTTTCCTAAGTGTATTTAGGGTGCTGCTGATACTGGATTATAAACATATATATTGCCATTAGCAAGAGAATAAAAAGTTCCTCCTGCAGCAACAATTACATCATATACATATCTACCTTCATTCAAACTTCTAGTCGATGTAGATCCAAGTGAGAGTTTTATTTTACCGTCATATGCACTAGTGAAACCAACAGTAAAGGATGTTGTAATCCCAAGTGTTGCCCCAACGGCAACGCTTTTAGACATTGCTGCTGATCCAGTATATCCAGTAAGATCAAATGCCGAGTTTGACGTTGTATAAACGTTTAGATTTGCATTAAAATCTGAACCGCCTTGAATAGTCAGGTTTACTCCATATGGCACACCAGAGTCGGGGTCAAAAGTAATATTTTTAGTTGCCATCTACTATTCCTATTAGTTTCATTGTTTCTTGCTGCTTATAATAAAGTTTGCAAAAAGACTTTGCAATATTCTTTAGTTCATCACGATTATCACAACTATCTATCTCTGATGCTACTTTAGTGTATGCAAACTGTTTTGATAGGTTGTTTAGTTCGATGCTATCTGGATCCATGTAATAACTCCTTTAGTAGTGATTTAATCTCATCAAGTTCACCCTTCACATTAGCAAGATCTTGCTCGATTGTTTGTACTTTTTGATTCTTTTCATTCTTAATACTTTTAGTAGAAAGATATTGAGAATAATCCAAACCATTTACATTGATAATTGCATTGGTTTCAGGATCTCTTGCGAGATCCTTATTCCCATCTAGTTCGTAGAAATCCATATTAGGCTAAAGCAATTACTCTCAAGTCCTTAATTCTAGGAACATAACATTGATTCCTAGATGTTAGATTTAGTTTTACTCTGTAAGTTTTAAACGAAGGTAGGTTATCGATAGAGAATGTATATTCTCTATAATCAACAAGAGCGGAATCATGAGCCAGAGTATTGGATTTAACTATGAATACATCTGGTTGACCGTTATTATTTTGAGGGGCAATTACCTGACCTCTAGTATTGAGGTTAGAATAACCTGGGAATGGTGAGAAGATTGGTTCAAATCCAGGTTCGTTTGCTACAGAATAGAATGCTCTAATATCTGCATCAAGATTGATATGAGCAGAAATTATAACTTTAATAGAAGATGCTGAATTTTCTAATACAATTTCCTTAGAAATATATTGACATGCTGTTGGATCTTCTTCAATACTATCTACTCTAGAATCAGTTGCATAATTTGTAACAACATCATTTACTCTGTTTGATGTAAGTACAGCACTTACTCTTTGAGTATCGATAACAGGGGTAAGTCTCGTATCAACAGTGTTCAAGAACATCCTCATGTTCATTGATTTAGACCCAGGAACTGTAGTTAGGTTTGCATCTTCATTAATTTTAGATGCAATCATTCTTGGAGAATCAAAATAATTCTTTTGATTGATGATGATATCATCAAATCCTGCATTTAAGAAAGGAACTTCTGTTCCACTGAAACTCTTGGACGTAGTAGTCCTTAGTTCAGCACCAATGGTTGTTCCAGGAACTGTCATATTATGTACATTAGGAGTAATCAATTCAAATGGCATATTCTGAGTTGCTCTAACCTTTGTACCACCTGTAGATTTAGAACGATTGAGGGATAACTGAGGAAATCCAACATCAGTATTTCTAGCAGTTCCCGTGTTTCCACTTACATCGAGTTTAATTTTATAAGAATCGAATGTAAACGGATTAGATTCTGTCACATCTGCTAGAGAATGCGTTTTATTAATACGATCAAGACTTATACCAGACAATTCATATTTAAATACTGGAGTTCCTGCTGGATATGTCTTTGGATTACGACCTCTTACAATAGTTCCCCCAATAGTATTTCCAGTTACATTTGTATATGTAATTACTTCATCACCAATAAGAAGTAAACCTGAGTTAGTTGTGCCAACTCCAACATTTTCAAATGTAGCAAATGTTGCACCAAGTCCAACCGTAAGACCTGATGTAGAATCTGCTGGATACGCTGCAGAGAGCGTTGTTGGTTTGATATCTGGTTTCACTCCAGAAAGTCTAACACTATTTTCAGTAAAATACATTCCATGATTTTGATGACTGATGTTCATGTGCAGACCATCGTTGATAGTAACAATAGATGCAATTTGAACATCTCCTCCAGGAGCACCTGGAAGATCGTTATTTAATGTCTTGGCAACTCCAACGCTGTCGAAGTAGTTCATTGACTTACCACCACCAACAACAAAGTTGCCTTGAACGTTATCGAGGATAATTTCGTTTGTAACTCCAATTCCAGTTACGGTAAGTTTGGCATCTCTGCCGATGGTAGCAATACCGATAGTAGAAATTCCAAGAACATCTCCAACTACATAACCAGAACCTCCCGCAGTAATGGTTGCTCCAGAGGCAACGATACCACCATTAAGGATACTAATTTCTGCAGTTGCACCTCTACCACTACCTGTCAGAGTGACGAGGTTAACGCCAGCGAACGTATAAGAACCACTGGCAGGCGTATAACCTATGCCAGGGTTAGATACGCTAAGAGTCCCTGTTACGGAACCAGCAGTACCTACCAGGTCTCCTGTAGCGTTGGTTCCATCTTGGAAGAAGGTATTTCCAATTTGATATCCAGAATCTCCAACAGTTGTTCCCAGACCAACTCTAATTTTTTTAGATGCGATGGAAATAGGATCAGGAAGTAACTTAGCAATCTGAGCGTTTCCTTGCGTGAGTTCTGGACTGTAGAATTCAACACTTCCACTTTCAACAAAATCTGCCCTATACAAAGTAAATTTAAGATCTTCCCACTGACTTGGTTCCCAAGTGGTATTATTTTGAGATTTGAATAGAGAACCAAGATATGGTTGGTTAGAGATAAACGTATCAGTTAATAAGTCATTTTCGCCAATTCTAGAAATATATACAGTATACTTAGTAGAGTTGGATGCTAAACATATTGCATATTCTGTACCACCTTCAACATAAACAGGTGATTTAAATTGAACGTTTGTAGCAACAGATCCGTCAGAAGAAGTTTGAATATCAGATGGGTCTAAAACAATCTCAGAACCAGGAAGAATTTTAGTGGTTGGGAGACCATTGTCCATAGATCTCAGTTGGAAGACAACGGGAACATCCAAATCATCAACTGTTCTGAAGAAAACATCACAACTGGTTAAGAAACAACCAGTTTCGTCTTCAACTAAGAAAGACTGTGCAAGTGGATCATACCAAGTAATAATTGTTTGAGTTCTTTGTTGTGTACTGACTACATTAGAGTTAACTACTTGAGTACCAAGAGTTTGTTCCACGTTTCTATCTTGGAATTCTCTTCTTTGTTCTATCCTTGCATTTCTAACAGAAAGGATATTTTCTTGAACCGTCTCTAAAGTGCCAGTAGAAGTAAATGCTTCTTCTGCAATAGTAGATGCTAAATCCTGATTATTATCAATATCATTTACTAGAGTAAATGTTTTTGTTCCTGTTTCAAATTTAGGGAAGTTGGGATTATTTGGGTTAGGAATAAAGAGACTACCAATAATAGTAGATGACAAATCAGCAATGAGTCTTACATCATCTAAGGTAGCTTGTGCTCCACTTGTTTCTCCAACAAACGTCATTCCTGTCTGAACATACCCAAAATAACTACCTTGGGGTTGTTCAGAAAGAGAAAGAGTATCAACGTTTAAAATTGTCGATGTTGAAGAATATGATCCTGAAAGTGGGCGATTGGTATAAGGATTTTCGCGGAAAGTTTTTGTTGGGCTATCATAAGCACCCTCTCTATGATTTGATTGAGCGACTCTAAAGGTAATTCTAGGAGAAGTCTCATTAGACTCCTCAGAAAGTCCTGTCCTTACAATTGTACCAACTACAGTTTCTCCAACTTGGAATGTTCCGCTAGTCATGGAAATTTCAAGAAGTTTAGGTACACAATATCGGGTAACATCTATCCCATCAAAAAATGCATACAATCTTGTAAGGGGCTTCATTTTTCTAGAAACAAATTCAATGTTTCTAGATCTCATGTTTGCAATCAAATCTCTACTAATAGTTCTGTCTCCTAGAGAAGTGGTATCAAATTGTTCAGTAACAATAGTTCTAGAACCATCTCTAGATTGAACACCACTTTGAACTCTACTTACAATAGTTTCTTCAACGACTTGATCAGTAACTTGTCTGGTTTGGACGCTTCTTCGTGATCTATTACCAGGTCCTTGACGATGAATAGTAGCAGGACCATTATTAATAACTCTTCTCCTAGTGGTAGTTTCATCGGTAATGCCACCCCAGTTAGTTTCCCAAGAATCCCAAAGAATTGGACCAAACCCAGTTTGAGGGTCAACTTCTCCATTTGCTACAAGTGCATCAAAAGTTTCATTATAGTCACCTTCTTGCAGGATAGTTTTTGCTTCTAAACGAGTTGTATCCACCCAACTATCAGTTGATGGAGTTAACTCCATAGTTCCATTCCAAAAACTAATAAGGAATGGAGTAACGCTTTCAGTTCTAGTTGCAAATGCTTGAGTAATATATTCAACCTCAGCATAATCAAGAGTTAAGATATCATCTCCTTTTCTTACATTATTACCTTCAATAGCAGCAACACTGGAATCTGCATTAGGGTCTCTGTCAACAACAGGACCAAGAATCATGTCAACCGAATTGGTATAATGTTTTGGTCTAAGTTCGTTATACTTTATATCAATAGAATTCTTAATATCAAAACTATCATCTTGAGTTTGGAATCCAGAAAAATTATCTACGAAGAATCCTGATTTAAATCTGTTTAAACCTTCGGAATCAGAGACAAATAAGTTTGCAGTTTCTTTCTCTAACAAAGAAAGAGTAGTATAATATTCAAGACTTCTAATTCTATCTTCAAGTTTTTTGATATCCTGCATACGATATCTTTTATGCTGATTAAATGCTAGTTTTGCGTCACTAACATTAAAGAGATATGGGGGCAATTCTACAGTACAAATTTCAATTGCATCATCAACAGGATTTGGATTTACGGGATCATCAGAAGGAGTTCCATAAACAACCTGAAATCTTCCATCTTTAGAGAGGAAAACTCTATCAATTCTTCCTTGATAGTAATCAACATCTGCAATAATAGATTCGTCAGATGCTAAAATATTTTGAATCGATTGTCCCGCACCATTAAAAACTCTCCCTGCAAATTCCAATGGAGATCTAACATTCTCAGCAACACTATACTCAGAAACTCTTGGTCTTAAATCAATAATATCACTGGTCCTATATCCATTAACTGTCTTGATTTCCTCAGAATAATCAAAGTTTTTATACGAATCTATAGTTATAATATCACCATTATCAGTCGTATCAAAATAAGCAGAGGTAAAGTAAATCTTTAACTGGTTTACTGGTGCGCTGCTCTTTACTTTTCTTTTTATAGATCCATAAGAATAAAGAGTATCTTCTTGACCAGTTCTGAATGTGTAGTTTGAAGAAATATTGAAACTAGGTGTAGACAAAGTAGAAACTCTAGCACTAATATCAGACTCGTCAAATTCAACAGTTTCACCCTCAATGAGAACTGATTCATTTTTATAGATAAGAGAAATTGTAGATGCATCTACAATTTCAGCAACTATGGCTACAGCACCACTAGTTTGACCAACTATTCTTTCTCCGATTAACATATCAGAGGTAGTTGTAGAAGGACTAATGATGTTGAGAAGGGATACTTTAGGAGCAGAAGCAACACTTGTATCCGCAGATTCAAAAATTCCTTGAATTGAGATAATGTCTGGAGAATTTAAAGAAATTAATTGGTCTTCAACTCTAGTCCCATATGGATAGTTTCCATAAGTAAGACCATTATTCAGCGTAGTGGTTCCAATTCCAGATCCTTGAAGTCTAGATTTGTCAACAATGATAGATTTTACTTTATTTTTAATTTTTACTTTAGACTTTGGATTTGTTTTTCTTAGGGTGGCAATCAGAGTTGCTCCACTATTATCGGTTCCAAGATTTCTAATCTGTAAAGATTTTCCATCTGACGATAGTTCAAATCTATCTGAACTAAGTTGTTCAGTTTTTCCATCAGATCTGATAAGAACATATCTTTCATCATCAAATGGAAGGAAAGTTTCATTAGGTCCTGCCGTTGCCTGAACAGAGAGTTGACCAGAAGAAATATCAACACTGATAGTTTTTCTAATCGTAATAATGGATTCAGCAATATCTACTGCTGCTACGTTCGGTTTTGGTAAAAGAGTATATAAAGTATTATCAGAAGATTTGGAAAGTTCGGTATTGAGAACTTGCAAATCTGTAACATTTAAGGTCGCTGCAGGTAAGAATCCACTTGCAATTCCAGAAACAGTCGCAACACCCTCAATACTAACAGTTGCAGTGCCAACACCAGTAACTCTGGCAATAATTGGGTCCTCAGTTAGTCCTGGCGTAGTATCAGTATACCTAATTAAATCATTTTCCCTGATAACTGTTCCAGGAAACAGTTGATTTGAAGCAGTAATCGTGCTAACTCCACCAGACTTGGGACTAATTGTTGCAATACCAACTGTAAAATTATTAGATTGAAGTATATTCGCACTAAAAGTATTAACTCCAGTGATTCCATTAGCAAGATCTAAAGTATTTGAAGAACCATATACGGATTTTACGTTAGAAATTTTATTTTCAGTAACTGCAATAGCAATTCTTCCATCTTCAAGTCCATTAAAAGAGAGTCTCTCATTAGAAACAAAAGTTCCCTTACTATCATATACAGTAACAGCGGTTCCTGCACTTACAGGATGTCTTAAGAAACCAGTAGCACCGCTAGAATTTCCTTTTACGAAGGTAGGAACAGTTAGAGTATGTGCCTGATTTAAAGCAATTTCAGTTGTTGTCTGCACATCATACAGGGACAAATCCCACTGGTTTGTATTTGCGTTAGATGTGCTATAAGTTCCAGATTCAAGTCTAAAGTCATATACCCTTGCAAGACCAATTTCTTTTCCTGGAGCACTTTCAGAATTAACTCCAACTCTTTGATCTCGTAAACTTATAACGAAAGTATTACCAACTCCAATTGTAGGTGCTCTATAAACACTATTAATTTTGAAAGTTGCACCTGTGTTATAAATGAAATTTTGATTTTCTAAAGTTTTTGTAGTTCTCGGTTTATCTACATCAATATATGTTGTATTGAGAGTCTCAATTTCATATCCCTTTACATATGCCTTTCCAGGGGAGAGTTTGTACAGTGCAAGATTATCGGTGGGAGTTGCTCCTCCAGAAGTAAATTGTCCTGCGTTAAATACTCCATTATTTCCAGTTTGATCGTTTAGTGACTCTGCAACAGAAACATCAAATGGTCTTACATAATAATGACCAGACTCATCAAAAGTTCTTCTTGCCAGAATATCGGTCCAGTCTTTATTGAGGTATCCACCTCCCTGATTTGTCTGTAAAGAAGCAGTTTGAATAACCCCATTAATTACAGTTGCTAGTAAAATGAAATTATCATCACTAAAATCATCTAAAGGTTTTTTAAATAAACTTACACTAACTCTAAGTCTGTCTGCACCAGGAGCAGCATAGTTATTAAATCCTTGAGAATTATCATTAAGAGATTCGTCTAAATCTGCAGTAACGATTTCTTCATCAACGAAAAAACCAATCCTATAACTTGGAGTATTGCTATATTGATCAAGAACTAAAGTTTCTCTATTAACATTAACAAAACTACCCCTAATAAAGTAGACACCATTCTCTACAGAAAAAGCAGACCCAGTTGCAGCAGCATTAGATGCTATAGTACTTGCAAAAGCGGACCCAACGGGAATAGTTGTATTACCAAGTAGTCCAGAAATAATAACTTCATTACAAGTTAATGTTTCCGCATCAAAAAATGTTTGAGTCTGGTTATTTGTTGTACTGGAACCCAAATAATTAACATAAAGGGTTATATTTCCATTTTCAGAATCTTCAGGTAGGATAATACTATCAACAACAGCAGTTACACCAGATCTAACTCCAGTGATTTTTGTTCCAATTAACTGATCTACATACGCAGATACAGGAACCCCTTGAAAATTATTATCTAATTGAATTGCATAATATAATCTAGTATATGCAGTATTTCCAGGAATTACCTTAGCACCTTCTTTAAAAAAGTGCAGACCAAATTTTTCAATTTGATTTTGCAGTATAGACTGGAGACTTGTTAGCTCTCTTGCCTGAATAGGATATCCGGGTTTGAATAATACCTTATGGTAATCGTTAGCGGGATCAAAATCGTCAAAATATGGCGCTACGTTGAGATTCGTTTGTTGAGGCATAATTCTTTAGAACTGCAAAATAACTTTTATGTCTTCTTTTTGGTTTGACGATCTGGTTATAGATGGTCTGTTGTCAACGTAAATAATATTTCCAGAGTGTTTTTTAACCTCAGGACTGGCAACACCGCTCGTAAAACTCTGACCAAGATAGTAAGTACGATTATTTATTACCGTAGATATACCAGTAAAGTTTTCATCAATATTTAAATTTGAACCAGTAGATGGACTGATGGATAAACTTCCACCTGTTCCGGGAGTTGATGTAAATTCGGTTAAATCAAATCCGTATGTGGGTTGAGTTTGTGCTGTTCCAACCGTATTAAATCCGGCAAGACTCCTGTCCTGCCAAAATTTAAGAATTCCAGTAGTCTGATCATAACTAACAACTCTTCCTACAGCAGTTGATCCTGTGGATACCGTTTGAGTAAAATATGAATCTGCTGTAAAGGTTGCAGTACTATACCCAGTTCCTACCAATTTAAGTGCATTTACAGCAGATGCTTTACTCAATTCTAATTTTGAGGACGAACCAAACTGTTCTGGATTTTCTACAACACCAATTCTGGATATTTGATTTCCAGTAATAAAATCTGGATTTTCATTATCATTTTCAATTCTAGAATAAAGAAGTACGTTGTATGCTCCCAATTCTCTATAAACGTCTGCACCATGCCCTCCTTGTGGAGGAATAATTACATCAAAGGTTGGTCTAGTGGTTCCTGTAGGAACTCCACCAGCAACCAAATCGATATTTCCATAAGTGTAACCCGAACCCTGATTGGAAACAATTACTTGTCCTACTTGCTGATTACCATTGATTACAATAGTACATTCTGCTCCAGTTCCATCTCCTCTGATAGGAACTCCTGTATAAGTTGCATTTGCCGTTCCTAAACCAACTCCACGATTGGTAATAGTTGCAATTTTTATGCTACCATCAATCGAGTTATCTCTAACTGCTGCATTAGTAGTTGCAGTTCCCCAATTTGCCGGAACTGGCATATATTGGGTAGACTCAAATTTTACTACCTCACTTGGTTTAATAGTATACAAATACTTCCAAATATATCCATCACCACTAGTTCCTGCACTTCTTGGTTCCAAATCAGTGAAAGTTGGTTCATCTAAAGATGCCCTTCCTGTAGGATTGTCTGGGTCTATTCCGTTGTGCAGGCAAATATAAACTCTAAAGTCACTATTCATTACAAAATAATTTGCAAGATATAATGAAGTTGATCCAGAAATCTTTGCTGTGTTAGTTCTACTATAATCATGACGATACATGTCATAAGCAGTACCAGAACTCCATGTTCTTTTTGGAACTACTTGATTTGCATCAGAAGTCTCAATCTTCTTGAGAGCAATCATTGTATCCCAATAATCGTTCTCTTGATCAAAATTATCTTTAGGTGCAGGAGGATCAGTATCCCAATCACTTTGATAATCTGTAGGATTAGGTAACCCAACAAAAGAATAATAAGAGTTGCTGGAATTATTCACTCCAGCAATAAAATTCTTTGCGTTTAATATCCTAATCTGATCCGTTATAATAGCAGCCATTTGACGCAGGTTTTTCTTTATTTATTAGGAGTTTGCGGTATAATTTTTAGACTTCAAGAAGTTTGTTCTAACAACTCTAGTCGAAGTAGTTATACCAGAAGTGTATGCGGTGTAAGAACTTGTGAGATCTCTAGAGGAAACATCAATTCTTCCCCAACTAAAGTTACCGAAACCAGTATCGGAAGTTGTGATTCCAGTGCTGTATCCCGAAGGAACAGCGGTAGCATCAACAAACAATCGTTTGACTGTAGTTGATATTCCAACAACATCTCTAGTCAGTGTCTCTACATTAGAGACCTCGTATATTCCATCAAATGTGTTTCCCATACCAACGTTGGACTTCTTAATCATGAAGTAATCATTTGCTTGAATAGATGTTATTGTAACGGCAGTTCCAGCAACAACTGTATTTCTAAGGAAGGAATCATATGGAATATGAATATCAAAGATAAATTTAGGACCAGCAGTGGTTCCAAATCCAACAACAATACCATTATCACCAGAATAAGTATTTACACTACATGCCTCTTCAGTATGTCCTGGAGGAGAGATAAGAACAGTAGGCACGCTTGTATATGTATAACCAACTCCGGGTGAGGTAATTGCAACACCAGTCACAGTTCCACCAGCACTTATAGTCACTGTACCAAATGCTCTAGACGCAGAGGTGTAACCGAAACTTACTGTTGCAGTGCTATATCCAACACCACCGTCAGATATTACAACGGAAGAAATAGTTCCAAACCCAGAAACAACAGCTGTTGCAGATGCACCAACTTTTGGTTCTTGAGCAATAAATTTAATTTTATCTTGGAACTGTAAGTCTGCTGCCTCGTTTTGTGGATTAAATAGTGGTCTTAAACTATCGACATATACTGCAGTTGAACCTACACCAACATTTTTAATAATGTATGCTGTTGGATTAATAATGGGTTCATAGAGTTCCCTATCTTTTCCTGTTGGAATACCATCAATAATCTTATCTTCAGTTTGTCTGCACCAGGTAACTGGTCTTTCTAAAGTTACATCATTAGTATTTCCTGGTCCAAAGTAAGGATTTGTTGCAACATTGCCGGTTGAAAGAACGTTAAGAACACTTCTTTCATCTTCATCAAGACTTTGTGCTTGAGAACCAGCCATATGTTTGAGTTGTAACGTATCACCTTTCTTAACCGTTTCGATTACATCTCTAAAAATAACGTCACTATCACCATTTCCTTTATAGAAAATAATGGTAACAATATCACCAATCTTCAGTGCCTCAGTAAAGGTGAGTGTGCTTCCCCCGGTAAATTCATATCCTACACCTGGTTCCTGTAAAATGTCATTTACAAAAATAATCAATACATCTTGAACATCGATTTTTGAACCTGGAGAAGAAACAATTGAAGTAATTGCTCCGTTCAATTTAAGAGGGAAATCTTTTCTTGCTCCATCAATAAGGTCTTCAATATTATCAAGAACCTGTAAAGTTCCTACAGACCAACCTGCAAACTTATCGTCTGCAATTTCATCGACAGTAACTTGGAACTCATTCCCAGAATAAGATGATGTAGTTGGTATTCCTGTTGTTCCTCCGATTGCAACTGTTAATATAGCGCCATCTCTATAACCATATCCAGTATTATCAATTTGAAAATCAATAACGCTGGAACCGTTACCAACTACAACATCGATAGTTGCTTCAGTTCCAACTCCAGCGGCGGAGGAAGAACTGTAGAATAAGCGCATATTTGAATATGCTGTGGGGTCATCAATAACAATATCAATCGGTTTTTTGACAGTTCCACATCTTGCATAGAAGTGCGTGCGAGTAGAAACACCCGTGTTTATTTCAAAATTAGTGCTATCAATAATTCTGAGAACACTTGATCCTTGTGATGCAGGATCAAATCCACTAGCGGAGTTGTTACTAACTCTTGGTGCAATAAGAGCAGGTTGTGCCACACCACCACTTTGATAGAATGTTGGAACAGTAGAAACTCCAACATTTATAACAAATTCGGTAGTACTGGGAACAGAAGTTACTTTAGAACCACAATATGCAGGATCAGTTGTTCTTGGATAAACATGAGTAGAAGATCCACCGTCTAAACCACAAGTAAATGCCAATCCAGTAAGAATAACGTCACTTTTTTGTCCTGTAGTGGAAAGATTGTGAGCAGATGATGTAGTCACTGTCATGATACCACTTATGTTGTCATAAATGGCATTACTTACATTAACAGGACCAGAACCACTATAATCGCATGTAAATGCAATTCCAGAAACAATAATCTCTTCGCCAAAAGATAATCCATGTGCAGTGGAAGTTGTAACAGTTGTCAATCCAGTTATGGAATTATATCCAACGTTTGATATGGAACGAGGTGCATAGAAAACTCTATCAGTTGTGATAGCTACTGAAGTTATGTTACCTGCAGAAATAGAAGCGATTCCAACTGGAATAACAGTAGATCCAGAGACATCTGGCAATCTTACTCCGACAGAAACATTTGTTTGTATTCCAGACCTATAACCAGAACCACTATTACCAATCGATACTGAAGTGATCGTACCAGCAGAAGATACAACTGCCGTGCCACCAGCAGCAACTAAAGGTTGATAACCAAATCCTTCAGTCGAACCAACAGAAACTATAATTCCACCTTTAGGGAAACTAGAAATTCCTACATCAGGTCCAAGAGGAGTTTGTGGAGAAGTGCCATTGAATGTTACAGAAGTAATTCCAGAATTCTCAGACAGAACATAATCTTTATCCGAAGAAGGAACTTGGAAAATATCATTAATTAGAATAATTGCATTTTCATTAGTAATTCCCGTTATATTACTACTAGATTGTTCTAAAGTAAATTGATTAGTAGTCCCATTAAACTGGTCATTAATATTATCGAAGATATAATTTTTATTGTAAGAATTATTAGATCCTCCAGTTATTCCCGACCTAATAAAACTTCTTCCTTGGAAAGTAGAACTTGTCGTAATTCCAACGTAGTCTCTTTGATCTGGTGGATTAGTTGTGGAACCAATAGGAGTATTTCCAAAAGGTGCTTCTACAAAATTAAGAACATTATCCACAACATTATAGTTTCCTGTAATTTTAGTAACTAAAGCATGAGTTCCAGCAGCGGCAACTTTAGTTCCCAACCATCCTCTGCGGACTTTTATGAAATTAGTGCTGCCGATACCAACACCTTCAATCTTCATAATCTCACTACCAACTCTGATTAGATCAGATCCAAAGAATGATGTTATTCCACTAAATTTAACTATGTTTTCAAAGATTGATGTATTAGTAGACAATCCTGTAGTTACTGAAGTAGCAACAATAGGAGATTGTATGAGGTTATCAATAGCAACCATAATCTTAGCATTCTGATTAGTTGCCACAAATCTATGAGAAGTTCCAATACCAACACTTTCAAGTTCTACTATTTCAGGAACCTCTTTAAGTGCGTTTTCAGCACTAGCCGCAATCTTAATATTGTTATCGTCAACCTTGACTGCAAAGATATTTTCTCCAGGTAAGAATGTTGTATTTGAAGCACCAACGAAAGATGTTGTAGCGATTCCAACAGCAGAGGAAGCAGTTCCAACGTGAACATATTCAATCTTCTCACCACTTACAAAGAAGTGATTTGGAATAGTAATGGTATTACTTGTTACATTAACAATTGAACTATCATTACCAGTGAAGTATCTTTCAAAAATCTCATTATTTTCATGGGTTAGTCCAAATGCTCTCTTGATATCTGATTCGGTTCCTTCATAAGTTCCAAATTCTCCCCCAATAGAAGCGTTACTGAAAGTAATCGCAACTCCTAGGTTAGTGTCTTGATCAAGAGTAACTGCATTTTTAAATACAGTTACTTTCGTAGCAATACTTGCATTTGGAGTAAACAGAAGAGAGACCGTACCAGTGCTATCAATACTAGTTCCAAATGTTCCTAATCCAACACCAGTTTCAACATTACCATACTCAGTGAAATAGGTATCATATGAATTTGTCGCATCAAGATAGTCATCAACAACAACTAATTCCGAAATCTGATATCTACCATTAGTTGTATCAGCAACCTGTGCTATGAAGTATGCAGAATCGTAATCATTACCGTATTGGGAGACAGTTGTAACTCCAGGAGTTCCCGAGGCAGAAATACTGGTTGTCCTTCCATCAATTTCAGCAAATTGCAATTTAGTTGTTCCAATTCCAGAAGTATTTTGAGACAATGCAACTTGAACGGTGTTCACTAAACATGTAGTAGCGATACCTACGCCAGGGTGGAAATCAATTTCCAAATTGCTTCCTGATATTGCCGCAGAGTAAGTTCCGAGTCCTACACCACCAGAGAAAGAGTCAAATCCCCCAGTAGTCAGTTGACCAAATTCAAGTAACTCTACTGTAGTTCCATCATGAGTGACATTAAGTTCAACCATCTCAAATTTATCATTCTGTGTAGAATCTGGATTGATAGATACCAAAACTTTAGCAGAATTATATGTACTCGCTATCGATACAATCGTAGAACTAGAACCAGAAGTGACTTCAGTGTTAGAAGTGTCTACTAAAACACCGCTGCCAAAATAAGTAACCCCAGTTCCTACAGTTGCTATACCACTAATATTGTAAGATAATGTAGTTACATTGTAGTCATTAATGGTAGATTTAGTCGGATAGAATAGCAATTGACCATCTGTTCCACTAACAGAGAAGTCAAAAGAACCTTGATCATATTGAGTTTCAATTCTTCCATATTGATTCATATATGCTTTTACGCCATCATGAACCAAATCCACAATAAGAAGTTGTCTTTCCTGAGTATATCTCTTATCTCTAACATAAGTAACATATTTTAATGCTCTTGCATCAGAGAGACTGAATGTGTTAATAACACTAAACGGAGTTAATCTTGGTTCACTGTTAAATTCTCCACTAATATCATCAATAGAAAGAACCCTGTTTCCGACAGATTCAAAATAGTCCGTTAGGATTCTATTGGTAAATATCATTTCGTCGGATATTGTTCCCGAGTTAATATTATTTTCTGTCACCAAATCAAAGTCAGCAACACAATTTAAATTACCAAATCCATTCAAATCATTTACTATATCTACAGATCCAAGTTCAGTAGACAGTCCAACTGACATTTGATTAGAATTTGTAGATTCTAACTGATAATCGGAGAATTTTTTATATCCTAAAGTGTGGTTGGTTGATGAAACAACATCATTCCAAGTATCATATGGGACTTCGGATTTAAGAGAATATGAGAATTTTTGATAATAAAAATTGTCTTGAATTCTTTGAAGATTGTAGTTAAGTTCTCCAGAATCACTTTGCCATCCCCTAACAACTTTTGATGTTGCATCATATTCGAGATAAGTTTCAAATGAAGTTACAGAAGAAGCAATACTGACAACTCTAGATGATTTGCCAGTTATCTTTTCTCCAACTACGAAGTTGTCCTTGGAGGATACTCTAACGATAGATGTGATAGGATTCCAATCTTCAACTACTCCAGTTGCAGATTCTGAGGTGACAGTTTCTCCTATAACGTAATTATTAAGAACTAAATCACTACTAAAGGTGGGGAAATGTTTTTGTGCCGTTATTCTTGCAGTGGAATTTACAGCATCAAATTGACCTGGGAATTGATCTTCTTCAAAAAGATTGGACATATTGAATCTAACCGACCCAATTCCACCAAGATTAGGACTGACCTCAGTTAGTTCAAATAACTTATAAGCATATCCAGATGAATTGTAGTTTTGTCCTGTCGATCCAACTCCAACACTTACACTTTCAACTAGAACTTTATCGCCAACTGCAAATGGGAAACTATTTACCGTGCTAAATCCTACAGATAAAGTTACCAGTGCATCCTTAGTTGTAGGGAAATATTCAATTGTACTAATTCCTACTCCAGAATCAGTAAGTGTTGGAATAATTGTGGGACTTAAATTAGATAACCCATTTGTATTCTTTAAGATTTTGACCTCAGAACTTCCAAGAGTCATCTTAAGATCTACATCAGTTACAGGTAACTTAGTCTTCCCATCGATTACAACTAGTTTTGGTGTTATGGAAAACCCTCTCCCAAAAGAAGTTATACCAACGGATTGTAATGTTGCTAATGGTTCAATACGAATCGATTGTGGAAAAAGCAATCTGGGGTTCAAAGTACTATCAGAAGGAAGATTGAATCCAATATCTTCAATGGAAACAGATTTCAAACTACCAATAGTAGAACTTTGTGCTTCTAAAATTGCTCCATCACCAGAGACACTATTAAGTGTAGAGATTCCTGGTAAAGCATAATAATTTTTACCTGGATTTATGATGTCAATTTTGGCGATTGAACCTTCAGTATGAGTACAATCTGTTTCATAAAATATTTCAGATATAGTTGACGCATAAGATACGCTTTCTGGCAATTCGCTTAAATCATATAAGAAAGAAGTCGTAGACCCTACAATAAGTCTATGATTTCCATTATATCCACTGCTTACGATTTTTAATTCATTCCCAGAAATAACATCATCATCAGTCGTTATTTCAGATTTAATAGATGGTAGACTTGCATTATAGACTAAATCAAGTTTGTAGAAAAGACTCTCTGGTAAATTAGAATTTACCCGTAAAATAGATTCTCCACCGGCAGAACCAACTTGACCGAAAGATGAATATTCAAATATTTTACTATCATCGGATTTATTCCAACGAATTTTGCAGTCTTTATCTTTATAAAGGTTTAATTCAAATGCCGGATAACTAGATCCCAATACGGAATATCCAAGAGAAGAATCGGAAAGATTAAAAGTAACTGTAGAATCTTTATATAATGATATTGGTGGATTGATTGGATTAATATTACCACCAGTTAATCCAGTGCTGGCAATTCCAACTGTGACTGGAATGTCTTTAGTGGCATCATAGTAAGTATTAGATAACTTAAAATTATTATCATCTACTCTAGAAATATAATAAATGTTTTCATTAATTAATCCGTCAGAAACATCACTACCAATTCCGACATTATAAATTATTTTTTCTCCACCCTTAAACTTATGATCTGGAATATTAATCACTCCAGTTGATGTGTTAATTCCGGTAGAAGAAAATCCAAGAGGATTGAAAACAACATTTCTATTGTAATCATTATATTTTACGGTTATATTTTTGTTTGTTCTAGGATTGACAAATATATCTACTCTATGTTTTGCACTGATTCCATGTGCTTCTGTTGTGTTTACGGTGACAGTATTCTTCTTTATTTCTCCAGTTATTACCGTATGATTAGTGGTAAAACTATGAGAATTACCGACACCAACACCTTTAAAGAACAGCGTTGAAGACCCTCTATGTGAGGCAGCAACCCCGACAAAAGTTCCAGTAGTCCCAAGACCAACCCTAACTGTTGCAATTCCAATAAGGTCATCATCTACTCTAGCAACAAATACTTTATCTCCACTAGCAAGAGTTGTTCCTAAACCAACATTAGTTTCATCTTGAACATAAAGACCTGTTCCACCATTCCCTGTAGAGTAAGTTAATTGATCTCCCGTTTTAAAACTATGATTTTTAAAATAAAGAGTTTTGGTTGGGATAAATTTTTGAGTGATGCCTGCACCTGGATTTGCAAAGGAAAGTGTAGATCCAATACCAATTCCAGCAGTAGTTCCTAATCCAACTGTTTCAGATGGATCAAAGTAAACCTCTTCATTTCTTGTAAATTTGTATGTTGAAGTAATACCAGTATTAATATCAAGATTTCTAGAATCCTCAATAAGAAACTTACCAATACTGTGTCCGGCAGAGACAGTTCCACTAACTGATCTTAAAACTCTCAATCTAGAGTTTTCAAAGTCTACATTAAGTACCTTTACTTTCTCTGTTCCAATACCCAAAACATCATTCACCTTAGTATTAAGAATATCACCAGTTACACTAAAGTAAGTAACTAATCCAGTTACCCCTTCAGTTCCAATTGCAACTGCGGTTGTTCCAACACCAGCAAGACGAAGTACGTTAGAAGAAATTCCTACTGAATATGTTCCCTCAATTCCACTGGCATTTGTGGAAAGTCCAGTAATTCTTATCACATCTAAGTTTTGGAACTCATGAGGATTATCGCAAACAACTTCATACTTTCCAGAAGATTTGGGATATATTTCTACCCCAGCAATAGAACTAGTTGCTACACTGATATTGGAAACTGGTTTACCTACTATCTTACTGATTCTAGCATAAGCACTATCTCCACTAGTTCTACTATTATTAAATACTAGAGTTTCGTTTACTTTATAATTACTTCCACCAGTTAAAATTCCAATAGAATCAATAGTTCCTGGAGAAGCAGCATTTATTTTTGCAGTTTGATTAAATTTATTTGGAATAAACAGATATGGATACTCCTGGGTATCTTCAATTAAATTGAGTGGATTAGTATTTCTTCTTAAATCGCTTGTCTGAAAATTAAATTGATCTTGATTTGATGAAGGATCGAAATTAAATTTATCCGGAATGGAGTAATAATTTTCTCCAATAATATATGGAAAAACCGGTTTTTTGTATTTTTCAAATACTCCAGATGCTTCGGTCTGCAAATTATTGACCGTCATATAATATGCATAAGTTCCATTGGGATAATCTGGAGTTACTCCAAATCTTCCGTTATTTTCATCAAGGGTTGAAACATCAGTAGTTTTAGTATGAGTATAATCTTCAACAAAGAATCCTTCAGGATAAATTGAAAGGGGTGGTCTTCCTGATTTTAAATCAAGAGCATATCCAGATTTTAATTGAGTTACTGCACCGCCAGTTTGTGTAGTATATCCATATGGACCATATATTGGGTTACCATCATATGCAAATCCTAATATGGGGGAATGCTGCTGAGAGTCCACTTCAATACTACTAACTTTACGAAGATCACTTTCTCCATATAAGACATTTCCTTCTGAGTTAACAGAATATGTACTTTCTCTTAAAACTCTGGGGGGATAAAGATGAAAATACTGGAGTTCATAATTTGAAGGTGATACTACACCGTCATCTTTAGTAAAGAATGGGGAATTTTTCTCAAAAAGATTTACTCTCCACTTTTTAAGATTAGAATAGAATGCTGGTTGATTTTCAGTTTCAGAGTTAGTTTCAATATTGATTATAGTATCCGATTCATCATATCCACCACCAGGTTCTAAAACTCTAATTTCTGAAAGAGATTCATTTGCAATAATAGGAATTAAGACTGCACCAACACCAGAACCAACAATTCTAAGATCTGGTGTTGATTTATATCCAGTCCCAGAATTTAAAACTACAACTTGCGTAATCTTTCCATTACTAATGATTGGTTTTACTTGGGCATTTTTTCCACTACTAATCGTAATGGTTGGTTGACGATCGTAATTTAGTATTTCTGAAGATCCATAACCAACTCCCTCATTTTCAATATGAACTGAAGAAATTTGACCTCTAACTATTGGTTGAACATTTGCTTTAAAAGTTTCTGTTCCAATAGATGATATTCCAACTTCTCCAATCAAAGTTGCGGTAATATCTGGATAATTAAAAACATGTGTTCCCACACCAACAGATTTAATATCTTCATACTGCTTAGTTCTATAATAAAACTCCTTATCTGAACTAACACCAACTGCGGAAAGTCTAAAAGAATCAGTATCCCTACTGGTTACATAATATTCAGTATTATTTGTAAGACCCTCTGCAACAGAACCTACTACAGTATATTTAATTTTTTCGCCATTTTGATAACCATGATTTTTAATCGTAATTACATTTGAGGAAGTATTGATTCCTGTTACATGTGTTGTTCTCTTCTTCGTTTCATAATCACTTCCCCCATTAACAATATTGACAGAAGATACAACAGATTTTTTATTTACACTTTGAAGTGCATGTTTGCCAATACCAAATCCAGTTAAATTTACTGTGTTTATACCAGATAAGGCATCTGCTTGAGTTGAGTGTAGTTTAACTGATACATTATCAGATACAGATACAAAGTACAATGCACTAGTATCCAAACCAACTACACATTCATCATCAAAAGTTCTGTATATTACTTGTTCGGTATTTCTAAATTTATGATATGTTGTAAACCCAATAGTATCATTTGTTAAAGATACTTTTGCGGACGCTTCATCCGCAAAAAACTCTGGAGAATTGTCAACCATTTTCATGTTGACTGTGCCAAATGCACCTGCACCATTTCCACCATCAATTTTAAGAGTTGGTGTTGATAGATAATCAAACCCACCATCCAATACTCTTATTTCTCTTAAAGAACCAGATACTGCAATATGTCCAGTTGCACCGGTCCCAACGGTATCACTAATAATTAAATCTGGAGGATTTATAATATCAATATTATTTGATGGTGACAAAATATCGATACTTTCAATGGCACCATATCGTATAACATCCTCAGATTTATAATTTAAAACTTCGACACCATTAATTAATATTCCAGTAGTTCCTGGTAGTGTTTTTATTTTAACTCCCTGACTCTTTGGATCAATAATTTTTCTTAAGAGTTTTTGTGGTTGTAATGTTTTATTAAAAGAAGTATATGGTTGAATAATACTATTACTTACAGTTGTTGAACTTTCAACATTTACAAAATTTCCAGTGTTAATATCATCCCTACTCTTTGCAAATTTTAAAGTAAATCCATCAACTCTTGATACAAAGTAAAGTCCGTCATTAAATAGACCCGTATTTCTTTTTTGCCTGGTCTTTACTTTTCCTGAGGAATCAACATATTTTTCATCTGATGTGCTTGCAGCATAATAAACTGCATCTCCAGTATAAAATCCGTGTTCTATTCCTGGAGTTATTTCAAGTTCAGTTCCTATAAACGTTCCAGAAAAAGTTATTTTTCTTGGGGTAACTTCGATTGGTTGAGAATTATATGAAGGAATTGATGGAGATGCAACGATATATTCTCCGTCATCATTTTTATATAAATTATCAACTCCAGTTGAAAAAGAAACAATATTTGGAAAAGTATTTGAAGTTCCTTTTTGAATCTTTCTTTGTATAGAGGAAACCTGAGAATTTTCTAAAGAACCCTGACCTCGTATTTTGCAAGATTTTTCATTATCAACACTAATTACTGTAGAAGAAATTTTTGTTTTATCTTTTAAAACTATAAAAATAGAATTACCAATCTTTAGATAATGCTTAGATTTTAGTGTAATTCCATAGGTAAAGTCTGAACTATCAAGTAATTCTACTTTATCTACACTATAACGAGGAGATACGTTATATTCCCATTTATCCGTTTTAAAATTATTTTCGGAAATTCCATATGTAGTTACATTTGCTGTAGTTCCTTTTAAAAAGGACCTAGTATTTTTTGGTAACTTTACAGAATTATATACTGAGGATAATCTAACCTTTATTATTTCATCTTGATTTAATTTTGATCTACCGTATGAAAAAGTATTAATGCCAACTGTAGTGGCATCATCAATGATGCCACTTAAATTTGTTACTCCAAAAAACTGAGTTAAAGATTTTGAAGTGTATGATACAACACCAGTTGTAGTATCATTGTAAGTTACATACAATTCTCCTGTGGTTCCAAATCCAACAGTAGAGTCAACATCAAAAATGGTAGAACCAGAAGAAACTGCTCCAATGACTCTTGTAGATGGTTCTACCTGAAATTGACCATATTCTACTCCAAAAACACCTATATCTCTGTTATATCCTCCATCATAGTTTAATTTATAAAAAGTTTGTCCATATCCAACTTCAATTTTTTCCACCGAAGTTATTGGAGCATATGATCTACCAATATTATTATCAAACTTATATGCATCTTGATAGAAAGTTGCAGTATCTAAATTTTCTGGGTTTCCAGAAATAGGTTCTACAATTAATTGGTTTACAATTTCATATCTAGCATTAGATGGAGTAACCAAAAACTCCGATGGTCTAATGACAGAAACATCTTTATTATATAATGCTTTAAATAAAATTTTATAGGATTGATCAGTTCCTTTACTAAGATAAAAATCTTTAGATTGCTTTACAAAAATATTTTGATTAAGATCTTCAGTTAAAGTTCTATTCTCTAATCCAGGAAGAAGTTGATTTTTTGTTTTGAGTAAAAATTGCTTTAAAAATAAGATACTCAGGTTTTCAATAGTTGAACCTGCAGAATGATCATCATATTCGCTTTCTTCAAATATTAGTTCATTAGTATTTGTACCACTCTTATACGAGGTAATTCCTACAAATCCTCGTCTACATCCAGTAAAAGAATAATCAGTTTTTCCAGTATATGTGATTATTTCATTATCAATTTTAAGCAATCCATAAGAATCTGGAAATCCAATTGTACCTGTAGGAGATTCTGAAGGGTCTACTTTAATTGTTTTATCATAAAAACTTAAGTCACCTTCAAGGATAGCAGATTCAACTACGTTTGTTGTCTCATCTAATTTAATATATTCATCAATATTTTGAATTAGATCAACAGGTCCACTCTGATACTCTTGTCCGAGATAGTACTGCTTTAAAAAACTGGATACTAAAGGATAATCTTCCTGCACATATTGAGGAAGTTGACTAGAAACAACACTGTTAAGTTGGACTCTGTTTTTTGACATTTTATGGATTTATCGTCTTAGTATGAAGAACTTGATCCTGAGGATCCAGATGTAGATGTAGTTGTAGTTGGTGCAGAAGAAGTTGAACCTGTTGTGCCCCTTGTAGTAAACGTTCCACCAGTGGTGCCTGTAGTCCCTTGTGAGGTACTTGTAGTAGATGTACTACCACCTGCCCTAACTAGATTGCCATTTACGTAACTTGGTGATACAATATAATTTGATGCTGATGGATCTAACCCAGAGGATATTTCATCAACAATCATTTCAACATTGCTACCCCCTATATCTAGTTGCAAATAAAGATCCTGCAATCCAACAACGTCATTAGATAAAGGAGTTGCTTCAATTTCTACAATTGGGGACCCATCTTTATTTTTTGCTGAAAGAATATTAATAGGATTAAGAGTTACAATGCCAGAGGCATAATTGATGGTTCCAGCATTTCTTCTTACAATGGTGGGTGATTGAGAACCAATAGATGGAACAGTAAACAAGAATATTGTGCCATTTATTCTATTAGTGTCAGGAAGGTCCCCCAAGTACACCGGTCCATTAATACCCGCTACAGTAAACCCTGAAGATTTGATATTGTAACCATTCATTGATTTAATATAGAATTCATTACCAAATCCAATCGAATATTCTGCAAAGGCATTAATAACAACTCTTAAGTCTCTTCTCATCTTGACTGTAGTGATATTAGAAGTCACTGCTTCATGACTATCATCAATAATTTTCAAAAATTTACTATATTTAAATCTAGCACCATACTTATTCATTTCAGAAGATTCAGAATATTTATTTGCGTTATTCTGAACAATAGTAGATACTGCAGCTGCTGATGGTGCTAAGTTTGTGTTATAATAAACTTTACTATCAATTTCCAAATAAAGATATTTCAAATCCAAAATTTCTGGAACAATTCCTGCAACAGCATATTGCTTTAGTTTTGCTTTAATATTCTCTTTCATCAAATTTGGTAAAAAATCACCAAATCTTGGTTTTATACTAATAAAAACTTTACCATATTGAGGTGGAACTAACTCTTCTCCTCCAAAAACTGAAATTGACTCAGTTTCGGGATAAATTCTTGCCGGAATTAGTGTTTCATAATCATTTGCAGTTAGTGCTCTGTTTTGAGAAGCATATATGCGAGGAGCAAACTTCTTAATGGACTCAACACCTTCGATTGACTCACCTCCAGATGCAATTATACCTGTTGTGAGTGCGGAAATACCAGAAGTAACGATATAATCGGCAGAATTGCGATTATATTGAAGTCTTCCCGAGAATTTAAAGTTATTGACTCCATTTGCAGCATCTCCACTAGAAGTGATGTAACTTACGGTGATGAAATTAGAGTCTTCAAGTTTTTTGCCAAAAATACCATCTCCAAAAATGACTTGATACCTTTCATCGTCAACTTCTTGAATAAAGTAAACTGTTGAATCGCCAGCAATATCAAATAAACTGTTTTGAAGACTATATTTTACACTTCTAGAAGATTGTTGGTTTGGTTTAACAGAAACTGTCATTAAATCACTATCAATACCAATATTATCCAGAATAAACTTTTGTTCTGGGTTTCTTGCGTTATAAGTGAAGTTAGAACTTACTAAATTGCCCTCATAAATGGGAATATTGTTGAATTGTGCGGTATCATTGACAACAGGAACCGTAATATCCTCTAAAATTGAAAAAACGAACGATTGAGAACCAAAAGAACTAGAAGAACTTGCTACAACTCCTTTTTGAAGGGTAATTGTTGATGGTGTAGGTGAAAGATCACCAGTGTTAATAAAAAATGTGATGGTAGCACGGGCAGCTTTCCTTGATTTTGGTGTGTACCCAATATTTCTCGCTAAAGAAACTACATTTTCTCTTAAAGTTGCACTATCAATGAAAACTTCATTTGCAACCATATTTGCATTGTATGAAGTAATATAGGTATTGTATGCCAAAACATCAAGAATTGTAGAAAGGTTGGACCCTTCAAAATCATAGTCTGTGAAACTAGAATTTTCCTTTAAATATTCTCTAAGTGTTGTTTTAACCTGATTAAAATCCAGGTTAGTGAAATTTGATAGTGGCATTTTTTACCTGGTTGGTTGCAAAACGAAATCTAATGATTGTGGGGGTATATCAGCACCGATGATACTGTATACTATTGCTACATTCATTACATTCCCGTCATAATCAGGAATAACGAATACATCTGACAATTTAACTCTAGGTTCATAGTTCAAAATAGACTGAACTATCTCGTCTCTAATATTAGAAGCAGTAACAGGGTTAATATTCTCAAATAAAAACCTGGAGACGCGAGAACCAAAGTCCTCATCAAAAAATTTCTCTCCAGGTTGTGTAAATACAATATTTTTTACTGAACGGGCAATTGCAGTCTGATTTTTAAGCGTTACAAGATCATCATTCAGAGGGTTTCTCTGAAAAGTCATACTCACATCTTTAAAACCTTGACTTACCCGTTGTATCGGCACACGAATATAGCGATTATATTCTATTTATTAAGGATTTGGATCAAAAATTTCACCATCAACGTCCAAATTGTCCGTTTTTGCGGTCAAATCGTCGTTTTCGATCTCTTGAAGCACTTTTTTAACTGGTAATGACCAATAATCAGAGGTTAAACTTGTTGTACCCCATACTTCACGCATGAATTTTGTATTTCTATTTGGATAAAGTTCGTCAGACATCGGTGTTTTCCTCTTTGTTGGGTGATTCTTCACGTTCTTTAGCAGTTTTCCAAAAATATTCGTCTTCACGACCCATACCGAGACGTTCAAATCCATTTTCAACTTGATAATATTGAGTTGATACCTTAAAATCAGGCATTTTTGGTTCGACAGGTGTCAAACTGTTATCAAAGATACGCATTCTATTATTTGGATACAGTGCATACTGTCCATTTTCAAGTTCAATCAGATTATGTGACTTATGCTCTGCTGGATTTTCGCTTGTTGCATAGTCAACTACTTCAGGATCTTGATGGTAGTTATCTATAGTACAAATATATGTACCTTTTTGAATACCAAAGTCGCGAGTATACAATTCATAGTCCATAGAACCAATGAATTGCTTTGTAATTGCAACTACACCATAGTCCATACAGTTCCAAAACTGTAAGTTGGGTAGATTCATATCAGGACTTGGTGTTTCAGGTGCTGAAACAAATGCACTAATAGGTAATTTATCATACATTGCAGCATATTCAGGTAAGTACGTCTCAAAATAAAAAGTGCGCCCAGGTATCGACTTACACGATACCCAAACGCCTTTTACAAATTCGCCATGACCACTTTGGTGATCAGTCAAATATTCTTTACGTACCCAGACCTCTACCGAGGGGAGATTGCAAATAAGAGCAGCCATTATGTATTAATGTATCTGTCCTATTTACCCTGCCCACGATAACGCTTTTTTGCCTTGTTGCGAGAGGTCGCGGATAGTAATGAATATTGTGACTTACCTTGACGAGTTTTTTTCGGTTTACCCTTTACATAGGTGCCGCCTTTCATCATCATAACTTAATACCTCTTAGATTACGCGAGTTTTCTCATGACCAACTCTGATACGAGGATCGCACCAGATATCAAATCCTGCTTCCTTTGCATCAAGACAGAATGAGACATCCTCACCACACATGTCCTGTACATTTCCACTCTCAAAGACTTGCATCTTAGGAGCAAACCAAGGATACTCTAGATTCTCAAAAACTCCCTTCTTCACTAATACCCATCCAAATCCAGTGTAATCAACTGTAAATGGTTTCTTACGTTTCTGAATGGAATCGACAGTTTCGTGATTCATCACTCCACCATTAGTACGGAACTCTTCTTCCTCTAACCAGTGTGCCACAGAAGTTGTGTGTCCATCTTCAGTGGCATACCATCCAGAAGTAATTTCCTTCTCTGCACCATCTGCAGGAACAGCAAGATCACAGAGTTGCCAAAACTTATTCGTATCGAACACAATATCTGAGTCAATCCACAGTTGATAGTCATACTGCAATTTTCCATCCCAAGGAATCTGCTTAGGACCACGTAGGACATTTGCACCTAAACACTTACAACGTGCAAAGTTAACCATAGATGAGTAGTCTTGACTAATCTGAATACTCATTCCATTCTGTACCATGTCAAAGCACAGTTGTACGAAGTTCTTTAAGAAGATAAAAGAACATCCTCGTCCAGGAAGACAAAATACAATCGTCTTTCCTCTCATTCTTTCCTTAATTGCTGTAATGTCCCACTCAGGTTCCTGAGTCTTCTTGGGCGCATTTGCTTTTACAGTAAATCCTTTTGCCATGTTTTTGAAATTACTTCAGTTCAATTCTATCAGTGTTTATGTAGTCTGTCAATATGATTCATCTCCTAGAGGTTCTGTAGAAGAACCCGTACTACACCCTCCATGGTGCCGAATTACCTCCTCATATGACAAATCCTCAAATGTATAATCAGTCTTCATTAGACCAACCATACCATTGAGGGCGTTCCATGTATTATTAAATTGTTCCTCAGTTAGATTGTTGTATATACATTCTTCTTTTGCATAGATGTGATAAACCTTTTCCATTGGTTTTTTACCTCCGGGAATTTTTTTGGGCACGGGGAATTTTTTTTTGTTTTATATATCTAAGTCGAATTGTCACCTCTGTAGGTTAGGGTAGTATGCGGTTTTTATATACGCCCCCATAAAACAAAACAACTGTCATATCACCCCTCATCATATCACGGAGGAACACTGTTGTCAACCCCCGTGTTATAAGACTGCTAAGTGATACTCACTGTTCTGAGACTAATTGTCAGAAACTATCACCAGACTACCAACTGACAGGTACACTCAGGTCCTCTACGTAACTATCAATCACCTGCTCACTTCCTTCCAATTCAAATAGATTCTCCCAATCAATTTGATGCGGGTCAAAGTCTTCCATAACCTCTAAATCCAACGTGATGCGATAACGTTGTTTCTGTGTCTGACTGATAGCGACTGACATGAGACTGACTCCGTTGGTGTGACTTAACAAGTATAGTATGCCTGAGGGATATTGTCAATCTTCCAATCAGTATTTATAAGAAACACTGATATTTTTGTGTTGTCAATCCCTGGTAAAACTTATGAGCGCCCCCTTGACATTTCTGCGAGTTCGTGATAGAGTGGTCGCTAAGATCACTACTCTATGAGACATTAAAATCATCATAAGTATCACCCTATTATACATCTAAAACACACACTTTTCCACAGAAATACACCTTAATACACACGTTATCTAATACTTTTCCACAGAGGTGTGGAGAACGCATATACATTTAAAAAGACATTTAATAACATAAAAAAGACTAATCTTTATATATTAGAGCAAAAAAGGGGTGTTTTTTACCCCTTTATGTGTTATTCAGTTTTTTTGCTATCTAATCAGTATAGTGCCTCAATTGCCTCCAGGATGAGAAGAATATCGTTGCCATTCTCAGCAGATTCGAGAGCAGCAAGGAGATCAGAATTAGACATTTAAAAGTGTTAGATAAGGGGTGTGATTGTCTGGGACTTACCGATGCAACGCTAACGTGCCCAGAGTGTTAATTAAGAGGATAACATATCAGATAGAACATCTTCTCCATAGCAATCAATAATCTCTTCTTTTATATCATCCAAATCATAATCTTTAAGGTTCTGTTCAATACTTTCAACAGCAAAAGTAATCAAAGAATTCATATCCATTCCTTCTACAATCATCTCTGCATAAGCATTCTTCAGTTGATCGATTTGATTGATAGTCATCATTTTAGAAAGTGTGAGTGAGTGTTACTTAGTGATTATGCGAAGGTGTAACCGTTAGTGAATGTTTCGTTCTTATATACATTCTTACCGTTAATTGCACCAACGAAAAGTCTTACATACCACTGAAAGTTTTTCTGAAATACTCCCTCTCCGTCTACACAAAATTCAGTGCAAAGTGCATTGAGTCTAGACTTTGTTGTAGTAGACTGATACCCACCATCGAAGATTGTCATTGTATCATCAGTCACTTCAGCAATCTTGTTGCCGTGGAGACGTACAACAGAGACGTTTTCTTCTTCGTTAAAATGTACTGTTGTATTAGCATTAGACCAGTTCTGATTGTTGTGAATAGCAGCACACATTTGGGATTCGATCTTACGCATGATTTTGTGAGTTGTGAAGTGGTGTGGGGTGCTGTCCCCTTGACTCTCTTAATATACACGGGATGGCGATGCCCGGTAGTTCGTGGTGATACAAAACTACGAAAGAGAATCTAAAGGTTGTTTGTGCCGATTTTGGGACTGGCACCAACCCTTATATAATACTTTCTCCATGTGATATGCTTGATCTTCTCTTACATTATCGGCAGTAATTCCTTGCTCATTCTGTACTACATGAACTAACTCATGTAATACCGTAGTGACATAATCCTCCTCATTTAGATCATTGTGAATCTGAATAAATTGCTCCTTACCATTCTCCTCGGTAAATCCAAGTGCCTTATCATCACTTAGGTCCGTATGATAAATTTCAACGTCGCTCGCAATCTCGTAACGCTCGGTGAAAAACTCGAAAACTTTCAAAGTAATACTGAGATGAGGAGAAGTATCAGAAGTGAATAACATTTTAGTTACTGAGAGTTTGAATTACATAAGAGATATGATCTTGAATTGATTGTTCCTCACCTAGCAATGCCATTTCATCAACCTCACTCCAATTATCATCTGATGTTTCTATTCCTCCCCCTACAAACATTGGTGTCTGTAGTAATACATTATCCTCTAATGTATAAGCACAACCGTGCTCTTTTGAGATGAAGATTTTCATTGGTTGTTGATAGTGCGTTGGATTGTTTCGTTGCGGTCTTGTATGATTTGAGTCATGTTGCTATCTAACATTTCAATCATTAGATTCGCACCCAGAATAGCAAACAATGCAAGAAAGAAAATTCTCATGAGGTGACAGGAATTGAAGTGATTGATTTAACTTGACGGGTATCAAGTTCCCGTGCTTCGTGATAGATCTTACAATTCAGTTTATATGCATTGATTGGTTTGATATTGCTCTTGCGATTAAACTTAGCAATAGATCCATCTTTAAACTTAACCTCAATATTGTATAACATATCAATCAGTACCTCCAAACATTTGATCGAATAATGACTTTCCTTCTAATTTGTAGATTCGATCCTCATCATCTTCAGTCGGTCTTTGTGACTCACGAAGTGATGCAAGAAAGTTAATTTGTGCTTGAATATCATCTACTTCATTCTGCAACTTCTCCTTTCTAAAGTTCAACTCCATGATAGACTTGTTGATTTCGACTGTGTTCATAGTCTTACGAATTGTGAGAGAATTGAGTTGATCTTTGATGTTCATTCTGCTGCCTGATCAAATGCTTCGTTGTAAACATCATAAAAAAGATCAAATGCAGCGAGATCGTTTGCAAAAGGCGCAGACATTTCGCAAACCCAATCATACGCCATATCTAAATCAGCATCGGTGCTGAGTAGGAAGGCAGGCAGGTCGCGCAGTGCTTGGACGAAAGCGGGATCAGTAAGGCGGAAGTTTGTTTTGTTCATACTGATAGTATGGCAGATTTTGAGGTGATTTGCAACCGGTCTTGTGCCAGTTCTCCAACTGGTTTATTTCTCTTTACTTTTGCAGCAAACTTGGGTTATATTGTTCTACCTCTTCAATCAATTCATCAACTGACAAACTATCCAATTCTGCATTTTGCATATTCACAAAATACTCTTTCAGGTCATCTAGTGACATTTGATTCAAGTCCCATTGAATCAATTTCTCTTGGAGTTCATCACGATCGATAATGTTGTCAGTCATTTGTGTTAGTTAAGAGTTAGAATACGTTGGTCCATGAATGATGCTTTGCAGCACTAATCCTACCATCTTTGAGTAATCCATCACAAACACGACAGAATACTTCAAACTTCTCCAATCGTGTCAGATTAGAATCAATTTTGTTTGAAGTTTCACCGACGACTTTGAGAACTTGTGTTTTGAGCATGATGTTAGTTAGTGGCGTAAGTTTGTGCGATTGCATCAGTCTTAAAACGTCTGCATAGTTTAAACAGCAGTTTTAAATCATCCTTAATCACATATCGGAACGAATCTGATTCGATGATAAACTTATCATCCTCCAACCATACTTGTGGGAGTTGTTTTTTGTAGATAGGGAAGTCAGTTGGCATAATTCAGGAATCGAGGAGAATAACTTCGTAAGATGTAAAGTCAGGATAGCACTTTTCTACCCATTTTGATAACTTATTGTTCTGTGATTTGATTCCCTTGTGTGTTGTTGGACGTGTGGGCATTGTCTTTAGAAAAGATGTATGTCCCCCTTCTCTTGTAACTTGAATCGAATAAGTTGCTGTTGTAGTTTGCATCAATTAGTGGGGAAGTTTT